GAAAAGCTTGAACTGTTTGCGGCAGTGGCCGGGAAATCAGCACAGGGCTTCAAGCAGGCCTTTGCGCAGGACGCGGCCCGGGCCACGGCAGACTTCATTACCGGACTCAAGGATCTCCAGGACGCCGGTGGTAACGTCTTCGCCGTGCTCGAACAGCTCGGGCTCGACGAGATACGCCTGCGTGACGCACTGTTGCGCACCTCCAACGCAGGCGACTTGCTCGAACGCAGCCTGACTATCGCCAATGAAGCCTGGGAAGAGAACACGGCCCTGGTGGAGGAGGCCGAGAAACGCTATAACACCACAGGTGCCCAGATAGACGTGGCCAAGAACAACCTGGCCGAGGCTGCTCGTTCATTTGGCGACCTGCTGGCTCCCTCCATTCTCGCCGCCACTATCAAGGTAAACGAGTTCAGTGAAGCGCTTATCAGCATGTCAGACCAGGCCAAGTGGACTGCACTGGCCATAGGCGGAATTGCCGCAGCGATACCGGCAGTGATGCTGGCGCTCGGTTCGTTCGGCTTCGTGCTGCGCGGCATTCAAGAACTAGCCGCAGTTTTCGGGACCACCATGGGCGGCGTGGTGCTGACCATTGGCAAGTTTGCAGGAGCTGTGGGCGTGATTATCGCGCTCGCCGCCGGTATCCGCGAATACATGATAGGTGCCGCCGAGGTTACGCATACACAGCAGGAACTGAATGAATCGTTGGTGGAAATGGACCTGGCTGTCCAGGAGGGCAATGGCCATCTCCGGGACATGGCCCGCGAGGGGCTGGCCGCTTCCACTGCTGGAGCGGAAGCTACCCGTCGTGCGTTACGCGGCCTCAATCAGGAATTCGCCCAGACCGCACTCATGGCCGAGGTGGCGAACGACGCTATCAGGCGGTTCGGTTTCATCTCCACGCAGGCACAAATGGCCGACCTCGTGCGGCAGCTAATCCAGTCCGGAGCCAGCATGAGCCAGATACAGCAGGTCGTGGAGCAAATGCGCAGCATGGGCGGCATTGCCCAGAGCCTGCTCGGCGACGACACCGAGGAGTCCCTGCAACGCTATCGCGAACTGCTCGAAGAGCTCATGGGTGCCATGAACGGTGCCTCCGACGCCGCTGGCAACCTGAAGAACGCCCTCGATATTCCCGAAGTGGTTATCTCCAACGCCGGGCTCGTGGCGATTCGGGCCATGCTCGAACGCGCCCGGGCCGTTGGTGCTGTCCAGCAGGAACGTTTTGCCCTCAGTGCTTTAGAACTCGCCCAGTCCCTGCCGAGCTTTGCCACCGGCGGTACCGTCCCCGGTCTACCTAATCAACCCGTGCCGATTCTCGCCCACGGTGGTGAGACCGTCATACCTCGGGGTGGGACCATGACCGTCAACGTCACTGGCACTGTAAGGCATTTGGGTATCAACGACGAGGGTCAGTTAGTTGCCGTGGCCGACAGAACCATGGAACGACTCGGTAGAGAGATAAGCGCCGACCAGGACCGCTACAGCACCCGGCCTCGCACCGGCAGGATTATGAAGTAGGTGAACACATGAGCGATACCTGGGGCTCGTATAACCTGCACGTCACCCGCCTCCAGCTCCAGCGCGGCCAGCCCTATGTCACCAGTGTGCCGATAGTCCCAGCCCCCACCGCAGGTACGCCCTCGAAGGCCACCTACGAGTTCGGTGCCGGGCGCTCAGGCCATTCGGCACAGGTGGAGGGCTGGATGTACTCTTCTGACTGGACCGGGTTCGTCAGTGACGCCCAGTCAAATGCCTCCACAACACTCGCCTTCAACGAGGCCACTGCCGACAACTTCTCGTTTACTGCCATGGTGGACGAGTTTTCCGAGGAGCCCGTACTGGGCACGAACCGCGTGTTCTTCTCAGCAACGTTTATCGAGGTGAGCACGTAAATGCAGAGTATCCCGTATGCGATAGAGACACAGCTGAAAACGCAGTCAGCCAAGGGTAGTAATGCACCGTATATGAAGTTGACGTTTCCCAGCGGTAGCGGTTCATACGACTGGGATAACCTGACCACATGGCGCACACCGCAAGCCGGAGCTGATGACGGGGTAAGCGTAGCTGAGAAAGCCAACGGTTCGCTTATCTGGTGCTGGGTGGCCTCGAACACGGTCTACGAGGGCACGGTCAGTGACGTGGATACCCTGCTAGGCGGAGACAGTACCGTGACGGGAGCGACCTCCACGGGTATTACCGGAGTAGGTGCTACCCGGGCCTGCGTGTTCAATCTCGACGGCGGGCTGTACCTGCACGTGACCTCGCTCGGTGACTCGGAGAACAACACCTGGTGCAAGGTCTACAAGTCTGCTTCGGGCAACGGCGGCGACTGGGCGCTACACGGTACGCTTTGGGATACAGCTAATGCCTGGCCCGATACGTCTCGCTATACGGGTGGCGCCGCAGGTAAGGCCGTCAAGCTCTCGACAGGCCGCTGGGTAATGCCCACGGTCGAACCACATTATGCTGCCCATGACCGACTTTTTTCCATTTGGACCAGTGACGACGGCGGCGTGACGTGGACCCGCCGCCACTACTACGGTAACTCCTACATGACCAGCCACTCCCGACAGGTGGCCGTGGATGGTGACGGCAATCTCTGGTGGGCGATTGGCAGAACCTACAGCGGCGGAAACGGGCGGATATACCGTAGCACTGACAACGGTGCCAATTGGACGTACCACTACAGTAAACCCGGATCGGGATATGCCTTCGGCATGGACCTGTTATACATCGAGGAAGACGAGCACGTCTACCTGTTTTGTGACCACGATTCGGCCACTGCTGTGCGGGTGGAGTATTTCGACGACCTCTCAGTGGATGAAAGCACCACCTACGTAACCAGCGCCTCGGGCAATAAGGACCTGCCGCTGGTCGTAGAGCATTCCGGCGGCACACTGCTCATCTGTGCCGATGATGGCGTGCTGGGTGTGCCCACCTCCGACGTATCGGTTTACCCCACCAGCCTCCGACTTCAGCAGGACACCGCCGCTGATGCGGCTCGTCTGGTAGCTGCATGGCCGAACGTGAACCCGAACGACCCGACGGACGTGGGCTACTACTCGCCGGACCGGGGCGACGACGACCCCGCGAAGAAGAACGCATGGTACCATGTATTATTTCCCGAAAGTGAAGTGACACTGGAACTCGGTTACGGCTCCCACTACGTGACACGTTTCAAGGGGCAGATAGACGATACGCGGCTGTTCGTGGAGCCTTCCGAACGCGGCGTGCGCTACATGGTGGAGATAGACTGCCGCGACTACGGCCGACGGTTGGTTGACCTCAAGGTGCAGGACGATTCCGGCAACGACTACCTCACTTACGAGTCCACGACGCTCGAAGCGGTGGCAGTGGACTTGCTCAAGCGGGCGGGTTGGAGTACAGGCAATATCACCGCCGAGGAGACGGGTAGAAGTATCACCAAAAAGACATTCGAGCGCCAGTCCTACGGTGACGCTCTGGGCTGGATACTCGACGCCTCGGGGTTCGAGCTGAGCGTACAGAATGACGAGATAAGTTTCTATTACCCGACCGATAGACAACCCGCGATAACCAACCTGCTCGTGGATTTAACCTCCTCGACCTCACCTGTGGCTATCACCAGTTCAACGGGTAGCACCTCGCTGGGTAGAGCACCTGTCGTCTCTGGCTCCGAGGTGGTCACGTCCACCGATACGCTCACCACCTACACCACGGGCGACTACGTGATAAACTACGGCTCACACTCGACCGAGGCGAACATTGCGCGTATCTCGACGGGTGACGGCGGATCCATTCCGGCCGCGAGCCCGAACGTGCTGCTCGACTACGTGTACTCGGCGTGGTCGTTCTCCGAGGGCGAGGACCTGTTCAAGCTCGAGTACACTTTAACCTCCCGCAATATCTACAAGCAAATCAAGACCCTCGGCGGCACCAGTACCGAGCTCAAGACCGGCACCTACAACTGCGGTGGCACCTACGATATTTCCACCCAGAAACGACTATTCATACCGCTGCCTGAACTGAATTCCACGGCTGAATTACAGGCCGCCGCTGATAGGCTCGGTAACGACATGTCGAAAAAGTACCGCGAAATTGTGTTCGCTGCCGTGGCTATCCCGTGGCTGGAGGTCGGTGACTGTATCCAGGTCATTGAGAGCATGTCCACCATTTCGGAAGTCTACCGGATTCTCGAACTCGAATTCCGCTACGAGAACAACAACGGCAGGTTAACCGCTATCATGACAGGCCGGGCCTATCACTACGGCTACGCGCCGCTCTAGGGGGTGACGGTATGCCCAAGAACCCGTTCCGCGAACTGAGGCGCTTTCAGGACAAGTTAGCTACACTCCAGAGCATACCCTCCGAGAACGTGACGATTAGCTCCACGGGTTCGAGCGTGAAAAGCCCGACCAGCTACGTGCTGTCCATACGCACCAGCTCGGGCACACAGTTGACGGGCAACGTCATGCTCGCCTCCTCCAGTGGCATTGAGCTTGTACAATCCGGCCAGACCATTACCATTCGCACCTCCACCGGCGTGGGCTCCGTGGACAGGTACACACAGAGCTTCAGTAACTCCTCGGAATGGACGGTCAACCACAACCTGAATAACAGCACACCGAACGTGACGGTCTGGCAGGACGCCGACGTTTACGGGTTCGGTGTACAGGCCTTCGGCACGACACCATTTGGTGGTTCAACAGGTACGAGCAGGACCATGAGCTCCACCGGCACAGTCACAGTAGAGGATTCCAACACGGTCAAGGTTGCATGGGGCTCCAAACAGTACGGCGCAGTGGCGGTGATTGTATGAGCACACAGACTCCAAATCTAGCTCTTACCCAGACCACGGCAGGGGATACCTCGTGGTCAACCGATATCACGGGCAACAACACGATTGTGGACCGGGCGCTCATGAGCCCGTATGCGGCCCAGATAACCCCGCATTCCTCGCTGCAGTTTGCACACCGTGGCCTGCGCTACCAGGTGGGCAGTTCGGTCACGTCGGTATCTTCGGGTACCGTCGCGGTGTCCTCGGGTGTCACCTCGCAGGTCTATCTTGACGTATCCAGTTCGGGGTTAGCTGCAACCACGGGCAGTGTACCGGCAGGCGACGTGTGGCTCTACACGGTGGTAGTGGCGACGAGCGCGAACACGATTTCCGGTGTCACCGACAGACGCTCGTTACTCCGTGTCTCGCCCACGGAGTACGGCAAACAGACGCTATCGAATACCACCACGGCCAGCATTGGTGCCAGTTCAAGTTTGAGCGGCAATATCTCCATTCTCGCCAACGAAATCGACCTCATGCTAATCTCGCTCGACCCCGCCTCCACGTCAGCTGACTCGTTCAAGGTCGAACTCTACGGCACGAGTTCGCATGGTTCGGCGCAGCTCTATGCACGGCTGACCAGTACGGGCTCGACGGACTTCTCGGCAGGCGACACACTACGCGCTCCCGGCACGGGTGGGTACGCACCGATAGCATGGTACCGCGACAACTCCACGGGCAAACAGATTCACTACCTGATTTCGAACACGTCAACCTCGGTAGCTTCCGCGTTCACACTGGGTATCGACTATCGACCAATAACGGGGTGATAGCATGAGCAAGTATCTGACCATACCGGGGAGGAGCCCGTACCTGACTATCCCGAATCGCAGCCCGTATCTCACGATACCTCAGCAGGCGGCGGCCGGGGTGGGTGGGGGAGGGGAGGAGCCGAGTGGCAACACCTATTCGCTTAGTTTTGACGGTGCAAACGACTACGTTGATATTTCCGGTGTGGTCTCGCTGCTAAACCCCACAGAGGGTACTATTGAGTGCTGGGTAAAGATGGACTCAAGCATCCTGAGCGACAGCGCTGTGCATGGTATTGTGGAGGTGGGCTATTCCGGCGGGCGTGGGCAGTTCATAGCGTTGCGCAAGGCTGGCAATGATACCCTGATAGCCCGCTACCGGGAGTCCGACACAAATTACGATGCGGTGCTAAGTGACCTGACAGGGTGCGATGCCTACAGGCACTATGCATGCGTGTGGGATGCCAGCACTATCTACCTCTATGTCGACGGGTCTCTAGTAGACAGCACGAACCGTGGTTCGGACGCGACTGACCTTGATATCGCCTACATTGGGGTTGATGCGCAGGGCGGCTTTAGTGACCCGGAGGCCGAGTATTACCACAAGGGCCTCGTCGATGACTTGCGCGTCTGGAGCGACAAGCGCACCCAGAGTGAGATTGACAACAACAAGGATAAGGAGCTGGTCGGCAATGAAGCTGGCTTAATCGGCTACTGGAAGCTGAACGATGGCTCTGGTTCGACGGCAGAGGACGCGACCGCGAACAACAACGATGGGACGCTCCATAACTCACCCACCTGGTCAACCGATACGCCGTTCTAAGCCTTCGTGCCGCATAGAATGACCTGGCTGGGTAACCACTCCCACGGCCACTCCCACATATCCTCGGGAATCCATGTCAGCACGGTATAATCATGCCGCCTCCACCCGAGCGCCTCTGTGATTCTTCCGAACCACCCCGGTCGCTGAAAGTCCTGCCCGGAGAACAATTGCACACAGAAACTCTTAGTAACCAGCTCCAGGGCACCATTCAAGGTATAATCTGGCTCGTTGTAGTGGCGGGTCGGTATGGCGTAGACGAGTCTGCCACCTGTCCTCACGACACGAGCGAGTTCTGCAATATAGCTGGCCTCATCGTCAATATGCTCTGAGGTTAGGCTTATACAGGTATCAAAGGACCCACCAGCAAATGGGAGCGACGACGCTTCGTCGGCGAGATAGAAGTCGAGCTCTGGGTGGGCTGTTCGGGCCATCTCGATGGCTCGTGTGTCGCAGTCTGCGCCCACAACCTCGAAACCTCTTTGAGCCAACAGATTTGAGCCATAGCCGGAGCCGCAAGCGCAATCGAGTATTCGGCCAGCGGCCCAGTGAGCCGCAAATCTGTAGCGGGCCTTGAGGGTTGCAAACATTGTGTTGTCTCGCTTTATGGGCTTCATTTTAGCCACCTCCACTACATATTTTCGCAAAGCCAACCCCATTCCTGCGGGCTGTTGACTGTTTTTGTAACAGAAAGGCCCGGGACGAAACCCCGGGCCCAGTTGAGGCGGGCGTAAGGCCTCGAAACCAGTACATACCCGCCTCGTGAGAGAGTTCGTCACGGGGCTAACAATATCCTCTCAGGAAACGGAGTGAGCCCCACGTGTCAACCGAAGCAGACGTGGCAAAAAACGCCTCTCGCATTGAGGCACTGGAGGCATGGCAAAAGCGACAGAACGGGACGCTCGACAGATTAGACGCGAAGATTGACAGGTTGCAATACTGGCTCATGGGGCTCGCTGCCGGGCTGGTCATACAGCTCATGGTGCTGCTCTACGGGGTGCATTGATATGATTACCGAACAACAGCAAATTCCCGGGTATCCGCGACCACCAGCCCCATCACCCAAGCCCAACCCCTTCAACAACCCCGACGGGTTTAGCGCTAAGGACGGCCTCTACTACCTACTCGTGCTCCAGTATATCGGCCTCGTAATCATGGCCCTCACCGGCAACCCCACGGCGCTCGAAATCGTGGGCATGCAGACCGCTATCATTGTAGCGATTGTCACCGGCTACGGGGTGCACGAGGGCATACAGACCTACGGCAGGTACCGCTACTACAAGAGCTACTACCCACCCGGCTACGGAGACTACACCCAGTACTATGACGAGCCCAGGGGGTGAGGGAAATGCCACGAGTAGCACTATCCGCAGGCCACGGCACAGACCGACCCGGGGGCTGTGTGCCGGGGTTCGAGGAGTTTGAGTTTACGCATTCGGTTGTGGGCTACGTCGAGCGTATGCTATCACACCTGCCGGAGTTCGAGGTGTTGCTATTACAGCCCCTGTTTCAGGAGACTGTATTGCTCGGTGAGCGCACGACGATACTCAGCCAGCTGGGCGCAGACCTGTGCCTGGACTTTCACGCTGACAAGAACACGAACCCCGCAGCTAACGGCCACTGGGTTTTCTACTGGCATTCGGACCCACGAGCCAGGCAGCTGGCCGATACGTGGAATCACCATGCGAGGTACCTGCTACCACACCACAGCAGAGGGGTGTGGGCGTGCAAACCTGGTGGCTGGCCGAACTTTCACATGTGTCGGGTACCAGCCTGGTTAGGTATCCCTGCAATCCTCATTGAGCATGGGTTCATGACCAACCCACAGGATTTAGAGCTGCTGCAGACCGAGCAGTTTCGCATTGACTGTGCTGTGACAGCAGTACGTACTATCTGTGATTTCACCGGGGTTACGTATCGCGCACACCGACCAGAGCAATGGATCCGACCACACAGGACGAGGGGGTGAACTGAATGGAAGAGGTAATCACCAAGGCGATTGGTGTTCTGTTGGAGTTAGCTGTGACCGCGTTAGCTGTCTACGGCCTGGCCTATCTCAAGGCCCGGTTTGGTACTGAGACGCTGCAACGAGTCAACGAGGAGTTACAGCTCAAGCAGGACCTAGTAGCCGTCATTGTTAAGTACGTCGAACAGGCATTCTACGACCTCGAAGGCCCACAGAAGCTGGACCTGGCTACCAACCTGGTAGCTGAGCAACTGGGTAAACTCGGGCTCACCATTGACGGTGACGAGATAAAGACGTTAATCGAGGCAGCTATTCGTGAGTTCAAGGACGTGTTCGGCGAGGAGTGGGGAAGACACCTGGGCGAATAACCGAACACACGTTCCCACCCAGAATCGCTTCAGAGGCCACGGAGAGCCATTGTAAGCGACTTTTACCCCTACCCAAGTACAATTACCTTAATCGCCACCCAAGCACGCCAGAGAACGTCTCTGGGCCGTGTCTGGTGAAAACCGCATATCTGAGATTCACCCGAACCCCTCCTGGCTAACCCCGGGAGGGGTTTTGTTGTTGTGTGGGGTTCCCGGTCGTGGTATGCTACAGATAGAGTACCGGATTGGAGAGAAAGCGGTAGTCTATCAGGGAGGTGGAGCGTAATGGGTAGACGCTTGCCAGAGGTGCTGACGGAGAGGGAGCAGAAGAGGTTGTTGGCTCAGCCCAACCAGGGGTGCCCAACGGGGTTACGCAATCACTGCATGCTGAGAGTCATGTTCGACGTGGGATTACGGGCCAGTGAGCTGTTGAACCTCAAACCGGAGCATATCGGCTGGACCAGTGGGAAGCTGTTCGTGAGAGAGGGGAAGGGCGCGAAAGACCGGGTACTGTGGCTCAACGAGGCCACACTGGAGAAGCTTCGTGGGTGGCGGGAGGTAAGACCGTCGGGAGAACACCTGTTCGTGACGCTGCAGGGAGGCCAGCTCAGTGCCAGGTACCTAAGGGCCATGGTGAAACGCCTGGCTCGTAAGGCCGGGATAACGAAAGACGTTCACCCACACATGCTTCGCCACACGTTCGCGACAGACCTGTATCGGGAGACCAAGAACATACGGCTTGTCCAGAAAGCCCTGGGCCACTCTGACCTGTCCACGACCATGATTTACACACACGTCGTTGACGAGGAGCTGGAGGACGCGCTGAGGGGCTTCCGGCTGGCCGCTGGTGATTAACACAATACAGTACCGTTTATGCTGTCCTGGCCCGGGTTTTCTGCCCGGGCTCTGTTTTGCTCGAATAGAGTACCGCTTTTGGGTGATAGCGGTATTGTGAGCAGGTGTTATGAGTAGGTGACCAGGTGTTAGCAACAGGTCACACTCATTTTTTCTCGTATCAGCGACATGAGTTGAGCTAATAACGTCCCCGCCCCGATCTACCTCCCTCTACCCCTCCCACAGCTCAGTCTGCCCTCCCTCTACTCCCCCGCCTACCATGAGCCTGTCCCCTCAACCGTAACCCCTCCAGTGACCACTAAGCTAGCTTGTCCCACCGAACTTGTCCCACCATGTCTGTCATGCTACAGACTGTCTCGCTCGACGTGTCACTACCCAGCCTCCTGTCGGTGCTCCCTCCGTGTTCCGTGTCCTGAATTGCCCCTCCTCCTGGTGTGCTCCTGGCCACGCTATCTCCCCGATCCGCCAGTATAGCCAAAACTTTTTCGAAAATTTCTCAACTTTTTTGCTATAACGACTTGACACCATAACGCCATGGCGTTATAATGTAGATAGTAAGAGAAACGGCACCTTGAAAACCGAATAGAGACCGGCAAGTAAGGGACACACGTGGAGCAGACTCTGCCACGACCGCCAGGACCCCGAGAGGGCGAGCGCGAGCGGGGCACGCAAAGCGCAGGGAGACGAATGAAAGCCGGTTGAGAGGCCTGGGGTTTACCGGGCAGGAGGTTTGAAGCCTCCACAGGAGGCCGGGGTCAATCCCAACGAAGGGGGCTTAGTCTGATTGACTATCACGGTTGCACAGTACATGCGTGGTGATTACCCGAAGGGTGCCACAATCCTGCTTCATACCTGGCAGGGACCGCAGGAGGTCACGGGCTACTACACATCGTGCGGTTGCCCCTGGCTGATATGCGGTAAAGCGAATGCCGGTTTGGGCATGTCGTGCGCGGTGCACGCTGGCCTGAAGCTGCTGGTTCGCTAGTTGCATTGTCTGCCCCGGTTTCCTGTGGAGCTTTCAAATCCAAACCGCGATTTGATGCAACACCGGGCCGGACTTCCGGGTCCGACCCACCACACAGGATTCAAACATTGGGAGAGAACGCACGGATAGGGACAGGACATCGCCCGGACCGCCTGCCCTATCCGTGTTAGACGGCAACTGCATGGGTGCTAAGGGCCGTACTGGGCCGGACCGAATACCATGCCCGTCGCAGTATCTCCTGCTACTTTTCCAAACACCGTAAAGGAGGTGTGATATGACTAACAACGACTGGTTATTGTGTGGCTATAAGGACGCGCAGGAGGGCAAACCGTACCAGCGCAGTCCCGAACCAGACCCACCCGAGCTGCCCGACGCTTATTTGCCAACCAGCTGGCAGGCCTACTTCAGGGGCTGGAAGGCTGGAATCATGGACAATGTGGCAAGTATTCTACGTAACGGAAATTGAAGTCAACGACGGGGGCCACAGCTTAGGTTGTGACTCCCTACGATGGTTTCAAATCCAACATGAGGAGGTAGCAAAATGACAGACGACATGGAGAGAGCAACGGTCTATTTCGAGCGTCAGCAACTTGAGGAACTGAAAATCCTCGCAATACGGAAGCGTACCAGCATGAGCGACCTGGTACGCGAAGCTGTAGACCAGGTTTATTTCAACACCCCAGAGGAGGGCACAAGAATGACGAGGATTATCGAGAACCTGCTTCGCAGGCACGACTACTGCGAAGCTCGCTATGACAACTACACCTATGGCGCCAGCCGACAGGCCGAAGGCTATCAGCTGACGGTTGCCAAGGGCGACCTGCCCGCACACAGCCGGGAAATGTTCGACAACCTCGCCGACCTGGTGGCCCAGCTGCCGACCGGGCTCACCTGGGTGCCGGGTGAGTACTGCAGCTGCGACGTGTGCGATATGCTCGACGCACACCCGGGTAGCGCGGCGTGGCAGGTCCGCGTGCGCGAGGCCGACGCCGACGCGCTGCGCGAGGCCATCGACGAGGCCACGGATTTTCGCCCCGGTGACTCTGACTGGCAGGACCCCACGCACCAGCCAGACAGGGGATGGAGGGCATACGGCGAGGCATTCGAGATTGCCACAGAGGTCGTGCGCGAAATCACCGAGGAGCTCGACCGTCGGGGTGTGTACTACGACCTCGACTGCGACGAGGAGGAGGACGAAATGTACGAAATCGTCACCCCACTGACTGCCTCGCCCGGCTCAGAGTGGACGACTGACGGACTGGGGGCGAGTGACGCGAACGAGTTTGATAGCGTCGAGGAGGCACAGGAGGGCATCGAGGCCCTTCGGGGACTCGATGAAGACTGGGCAACGATGACCCTCGCAGTTCGGCGAGTTGGCGATGACTGGCCACTCCGCGACACAATCGAGAACTAACCGCGAAACCGGGCCAACTAGCGGCCCGGTCGGGTGCAAAATCCAACCGGCCCGCACCCCTGACGAGCAGGGGCCGGTGAAAGGGAGCGCAACAATGTTTGTCTTCTTTCAAGGTTCCGAAACCAGGACAGCAGACGGATACCGTGAAGTCGCCTGCTGGCCGCTCAGCGACTACGACCGCGATGAACTGCCGTCAACCGCCGTCGTGTTCGACACGGTGGACGGTGACGAGGAGACACAGATTGACTACCGCGACGGCGTACTGTGGGTTACATACCGCAGTGCCCGGTTTTATCGGAGTCGCCCGGTTGACGACGAGCGCGTCGCGCAGATCCGTGAGGATCTGGCCGCGCTTTATGAATAGTCGCCACAGACCATAACCCCCTCCTACGGGAGGGGGTCTTTTTTTGTGCCCAAATGACGTGCCGTGAACGGTATAGCTTGTGGTAGGGGATATACGCTGTTCCACGCATACCACGCAAAGCCCGCCCATTGAGCACTGGGGATGGGTGGCCGAATCTGGCTGAAGGCATCGGCTTGCTAAATCGTTGAGGATTCACGCCCTCCGTGGGTTCGAACCCCACCCCCTCCGCAACCCCAGCCCCCTCCACTGCGGAGGGGGCCTTTTGTATTCGCGGAAAGCATTTCTGCGGAACGCCTCACCTGCGGAACAGATCCTCATAAGCCTCCACCGCGAGCCGGAGGGCCTGTTTTTTGCCACTCAACACTCCCTGCACCAATGGCACGCGGTCACGATTCTCCAGCCTGCGTCGGCTTGGCAGAAACAGCACCACGAGGCCGGGCAGCTGTCCCATGCGCCACGCCCAGGCGTATTTTGCGTAGTCGCTCCAGCGCGGCACCCGCTCAATCTCGATGAGCAGGGTCTTACTATCTATCGTCGCTACTGCGTCGGGCCTGAGCGTTTCACCGCCGCCGATGGAGTCAATCGTCAGCTCCTGTTCGAGCGCGAATGATTCAAGCTGCACTCCATACATTTCCCATGTGCATATATATGCGTCGAGCAGCTCCAGCCAGTGCAGGTAGTTGCGTGACCACTTGCCGAGGTAGTACACGTAGGCGTCGCTGAAGTGCTCGCGATTACGTTTTAAAAGTCCTGCGTCGTGGAGGGCCTTGAGGCGTCGTTGAGCCACTCGCGGGCCCGTTTTAAAGCGCATGAAAAGCCTCGCCACGCTTGCGGAATCGACGAAGTGGAAGCGTTCAACGAGCTCGAGGATTTTGCGGTCCCTCGCCTTTCCCCGGGCCCGGGCGCGGTGTGAGAACGGTACCTGGTCGCGACTATCGCACACCGCTGCTCCGCCTCCTCCTCGTCGAGATATGCGCCTTTCAACCTGACTAATTCTGAGCGCCATTTGTAAATGGCCTCACCTTCATATTCGAGATATGCCGCATCGGGTGCGTCGAGGATGACCCGTGAGTCCGTCTCTGAAAACATGCGGAATGCGAGCCTGGCGGGAATGTTGGCCTTGATGTCACCTGAGATTATCTGCGTGCTTGGTCTTTGCACGCACAATATGAGGTGCAACCCGACAAACCTGGCTTTCTGTGCCAGCAACATAACCATGTCCGATAGGCTGAGTTCCGAGCGTTTAACCCGCTCCCGCTTGAGGTCGGCATACTCGTCGATTATCACTATTCGATACGGTAAACGGTTGTCCTTTGGGGTTTGACTATTATAACGCTCTATGCGGTTTACCCCGGCCCTGCGGAACAGCTGTTTGCGGCGATTAAGTTCGTTTATCAGTGCGTACAATGTATCTCGGGCCTCCTGGAGATTAACTGCGTAGCTCTCAATATGCGGTAATTGCCAGAAGTCCATGTACTCGACTTCCTTGAAGTCAATCAGCGTGAACTCGACCGTTTGCGGAGGGTGGTTCTCGGCGAGGTACATTATCATCTGCGCTATCCACCGGGACTTTCCTCCACCAGTCTCCCCACCAACGAGCAAATGCGGCCAGCTGGGCAAATCTGCGTATACCCACCGGCCCTGCGCCCTCCCCAAGGGGACTGCCAATTTCGGCATATCTGATTACCTCCTCCTGCACCGGCCACAGCTCCACGACCAGATGGTTCTTGCTGCGTTTCAGGCTTACATGGCGGTTGGTGTGCATTTGAAATACCTGCCGCTGTTGCGTAAAACTGTCCACCGAGAGGTGGTGTGGGATTGCACACGTTAATCTCACCCCGTCACCGTCGAGCTCCTGCCTGCGGATAACCCTGACCTCCCAGTTGAGCGCCTCGCAGACTGCGGAAAACTCCTGCTCGGCTTTACTGCGTCGTTCGAATATGCCCACCCTGACACCCAGAGCCAACCCCACGATAGCTACCCACGGGGCGACTAGTTGAGCGAACCGTAACGGCTCCTCGTGCGCCATGGTCGTCACGGTTGAGATGACCCACTCCCGCGTCTCCGGCACAATCAGCACCGCGAGCGCGAGTGCTATCGCCTGCTGCCCCATGTCCCAGAGCGTCCATTCGCGTTGCGTGTGAATCCTCGACGGTATCCACCACGGCGGCACCACCTGGAGATTCGGTCCACTCCCGCCGGGGAAACTGCCTGCGGAGGTCGTGAACGAACCACTCCCCCTGGCCGGTGGGCCACCAGTCCCGAGGTTGTCACCGGGCTGAGGTAGACCTGTGACCTTCACCGGCCCGTTGAGCACCGCGTCTGCTAACCGTTTAGCCCCCAGCACTGCTTCTCTACCCAGTGTCTCGCCCACGCGCCTAACGTCGTCGTCCACTGTACTCACGCTCCATGCGTAACATGGTCATTTCAAACCTCCTGTGGCGGCTCCAGAATGTCAGTTCCAGCCAGATATGGTACACTGCGTACCCAATGAGCAGGACCCCGATATACCCCAGCATGGCTCGTCCGCCTCCGTTCGCACCGCTCCCTTCGTTCGCGGTGCTCTCTATTCTATCAGAGCGTACAGACCATATCTGTTCGTTTGGTGTTCTATCTGTACGCTCTGCACGAACAGAGTATGCAACAATTGAGCGAACAGTGCATAGGGATAGGAAAACGGGAGGTGCAGAGCATGGCCGAGGAGAACATGAAGTTCAATCGCATCACGGTTGCGGTAAGGTTGGCATGGGAGGAATACGAGGGTTGGCGACAGGAGGTTGCGGGGGAGCTGTTCGTTGATATGCCCAGTAAAAGGGCGGCGAGCAAGCTGGAGAGCCAGCTCAAGCGGGCGAAGCAGATTGAGGTGAGGGTTGAGGAGTAGGCATGTACGCAAAAAGTACGCATTTTTACTGCGTACTACTGCTGGTTCGTGCTGTTGGGTGCGGTTTCCAAATCGCTGGAGGGCAGGCAGAATGCGGTGTTGAGCGCAACTACTGCGGACTACTGCGGTGTACGGGTCTGGACTCTTAATCCGGGTGTCCAGGGTTCGAATCCCTGAGGGCCTACAACCGCGAAACCCCCGAATCTACTGGCTTTCGGGGGTTTCACCTTTCTAAGCTATCCGCTTGCTAAACTCGGAAAGTACGCAAAATGTACGCAGTTTTATTTTGCCAGCGCCTTACCCAGCCTCTCGGCAGCCTCCTTCTGCATGTGCGGTAAGGCGTGCTGGTAGATGTTCATGGTGATGGATACGTCCGAATGGCCCAGTCGCTCGGAGACTATTACGGGGTGTATGCCCTGCTCCAGTAAGAGCGTTGCGGAGGTATGTCTCAGCTCGTGGAAGGTGATGTCGGGGACTCCGGCTTTGCGGATAACCTGCTTCATATGGCGACGGATGTTTCTGCGGTAGAGGGGTGTGCCGACGCTCGATGGAAACACGAGGTCGCCCCACTCGTCGCTCCAGGCGGATCCGGCCTGTAAACGCTCCTCGGCTATGAGGGCCCTGTGTTTCTTGAGTACCCACAGGTCCTGCTCGGTCACGGCAACCTTCCGCTGTGAATGTTGTTTCGGAGTGGTGACTATCTGGTTCCCCTTCGCGTCCTCAGTTATCTGCTGGCGAAGGTCGAGATGGTGTGCCTGCCACTTCACGTCCTGCCAGCGAAGCCCCTTAAGTTCTCCCTGCCGCATGCCCGTGGTAATCGCCAACCAGTACAGCGCATACAGCCGGTGTCCCTCGCACGCTTCCAGGAACTGCAGTGCCTGTTCACTGGTCCAGATTGAGTGCTCGTGGTCGGCCTTTCTGGGCTTGTCCACGACGTCGGCGACGTTACGGGCTACGAGCTGCCAGCGAACAGCTATGTTGAGTGCCTTGTGTAGAATTGCTAACTGTTGCCTGACGGTGGTGGGTGACAATCCCCCGGGCTTTCCGTCCTTCCGGCCCGAGCTCAACTTCTTCGTAATGTACTGCTGGAGGTGCATGGGTTGGAGCTTGTCCAGCCGCAAGAACCCGAGCTCGGGTATAATGTGGTTTTCGCAGTAAGCTCGATAACCAGACAGCGTGGTCTGTTCAAGGTTCGATTCCCCGTAGGTGTCCAGCCACTGCCGTAGATACTCGCCCACGGTCATGCCGTCGGGGTCAGCGTACATACCCAGCATGACCTCCTGCTCGCGGGCCGCCGCGTAGAGCTGGGCCTGCTTCTTACCGCCTGCGCCGGTCCATTCGGGTTTCTGATGATACTTCCAGAGCCTCTTCCCGTCCCTGCCCACTCCAACAACCCATCCGGCCCGCCACGTGCCGTTCTCCAGCTGCGTTACTGCCACGCTTTACCGCCTCCCCTCGTGCGATTAGCTCCGCCATTGTAACCCGTTCGCACTCCTCAGCCTGCCTGTCCACGATTATAACCCATTTGCCGCAACGCCGTAATACGAGCACGGTGGACAACTCCTTTCAGGGGCGAACATATGTTCGATAGCGGGTAAATTTTTTGGGCCTGGTTTACTCAGAGGGTTCGACGCGAGGGATGGAGTTCCTTTGGCACTAAACTACTTTCTATCGTTATCCGTCGATTGGCGGGCCTGCGACAGCTCAAAAGCTAAATATCGCACAATGCGCTTGAAGATTTTCCAGTAGTCCACCTCGCCGGAGCGGCGTATCTCGACCGAAGCAGAGAGGAATTCGGGGTCAACCAGCATGGCGCGGAGTTCCGAGTCGTCGAGCAGGGGGCGGAGGTCGGGTTCCTCGTACAGTAGTTTGAGGTAACTGGGGCAATTGGGACGCAAGAGCCAATCCTCATTGGTGGGGTCAAAAGGCGCGGGCTTTGGTTTAGGATTATCAGTGCGGCCCATGAGATAGTCTGTGCTCACACCAAAATAGTCAGCTAGTCGTGCCAGCGTGTGGGTGTTGGGGGCAGACTTACCCGATTCCCAGTAAGCTACGGCAGACCGCGACACACGGGCCACTTCCGCAAGGTCCCGCTGGCGTATATCGCGTTCTTTTCTGAGTTTCTTCAGCCGCTCAGCAAAACTGGGCAATGAACTCACCTTCCTAAGGCATATGCGAGGTTTCCTCCATTATAACGTGAACGGTATTCTCCCCTCCACGATATCGACTAATATGTGAAAAAGATTAACACTATATCAATTTTACGCTTGACAAGGTGAATTGGTTTCACTACACTGGAGTTAGCAGGTGAAACCATCTCACACCACGGGAGGTGACGTGAACCAATGCTACACCGCCTACGCGACGCCCGCAAGGCCAAGCACCTGACACAACAGGACATGGCGGATTACCTCAACTGCCACCGCACCAACTACAACAAGATTGAGCGTGGTGTCGTCCGTGGTGTGTCAGTTGTTGACGCCCTCCTGATTGCCAGGAAGCTCGACAGCACCATCGAGGAGATGTTTGGCGCCCTGCTTGATGATACCACACCGACTGAGTAATAGCGTATGGCAAAAGGTGGGGGAGATATGTACTACACACCGCAGGAGCTGGCAGAGAAGCTGCGGGTATCGCTCGACACGATTTACCGCGACCTGAACGCGAAGCGGATTCCTGCAGTGAGGGTTGGTAGGCAGTGGCGAATACCGCGAGACCGATTCGAGGACTGGGAACGAGAGCAGTTAGGAGGGGAGAGCGCGTGAAGGCCAAGGCCTATATACACCACGAGGACTCCCGGCACGTCAGAGTATCAATACCGATCCGAACCGACGAGTGGGAGCGGTACCGGGAGCGGTTGTTCCGCGAGATACGGGGTTATGAACTACCACAGTTTCCCGACGAGGCGGAACTAAGGCTGGTGGACACCATTGACGCGACAATCTGCCACGACCTCGCCATTGGTGCTCAGCAGACAGTGGAGCGCATGATAACCGAGGAGGTAACAGTGGGGTGACTGACTGGCTAGGCTGGCATTTTCTACCCTATGACGGGAGACTGGCTAACGGCGACGGCAGGGATGTACGGATCGGTGAGACGCTGAGGGTGGAGGGACCGCTGGAGCTGTGTAAACACGGGCTGCACGCTTCCAGGCGCGCTCTGGACGCACTCAAGTACGCCCCCGGCGCACTGGCCTGCCGGGTCAAACTCTCCGGCAAGATTGTGGAGGATGACGACAAGGCGTGCGCGACCGAGCGCACGGTGCTGGGGATGGTCGATGCAACGCGGCTGTTGCACGAGTTTGCGTGCGACGTGGCGGAGCAGGCGTTACGTCGAGCGAACGTAACCGACGAGCGCAGCTGGAACGCCATTTGGACCAAACGCCGCTGGCTCGATGGCGAGGCGAGCTACGCAGAACTGGCCATAGCACGGGTCGCAGCAGAGGGCGCAACGCGGAACGGAGTATGGGTCGCAACATGTGCCGCAGTACGGAGCGCAGCACAGAGCGTGGCAGCGCGGGACGTAGCATGGAACACAGCATGGCACGTAGCGTGGTACGCAACATCGGGCGCCACATCGGGCGCAGCATGGGACGAGCTCAATGCCCGACTGGAGAAGCGCCTACTGACCGCACTGGAGGAGGTGACAGTGGGGTGAGACAGACACCGAAACTACCGTTACGTATTGCGGACGAGGGTTCGCACCTCGGCGACCACGAACTCTACATTCTCGATGCTGAGGACAAGCTGTTTAGCTATCAGTCCAGCGGTGTCCCGCAGGATGCCGCGTTCGTCGTTCGTGTCTGCAATGTCCACGACGAGCTGCTAGAGGCGTGTGAAAAGGCGCTTGAGCGGCTGGATTACGGCGGAGAGCAGGAACTTTGCGACAAGCTGTTGTCAGTCGTTCAGAAAGCGAGGGGAGAGGAGATATGACCACCGCACAGCGACCGCGTACCCGCATTATCTGCTGGGCACCGGACTGCGGAGACGACATCTGCGTCCACGACGAGGTTGTCATGGTGGATGGTATGCCATGGCACGCCTGTTGTGCTGAGTATTTCGGGCGCGAGGGAGAACGCGGTCACGTTGACCATGACGGGAGAGTTATCAGCGAGAGAGGAGAGTGGTTGTGGTGACCAATGCGGAGCTAATGCAGGACGCCCTGAAGAACGCCAAGCGAATCATGACCAGGCCGTCTTACAATGCCAGCTTCAACTTCGATATGCTCAATGCCTGCGCCCATTTCATTGGCTGGCTGGAGGGTAAGACGGGCACGGAGGTCTGGCCGGAGCTGAAGGCGCATGTCGAGGAGTTACGGGAGAGCGAGCACCGAGAGCTAGAAGCGGGAGCGGGGTGTGAGTCCGCTCCCCACACCGAGCACACAGGCACAGTATAGCACAGTGGGGAGAGGAGCGTGAAGTGAGTGACTGAGCGGAACGACTGGCCGTGTGGCCCGTGGGACAACGAACCCGACATGCTCGACTGGGAACATGCAGGGCTCAAGTGTGCGATACGGCGTGGCCCAATGGGGCACCTGTGCGGGTACGTGGGAATCTACAAGAACCACCCGCTGTATGGCGTGGATTACAACGCGCGGAGCGAGACACTGCGCGACATGCTGAACGACATGATGGACAAACCCGTGCCCGACCGTTTCGCCGTACTACTGGCCGCACTGGCGGGAGAGATTGACCCACGGCCTGATGTGGTGTTCGAGGTTCATGGCGGGCTGACCTACTCCGACTGGCAGGCCCCCGAAATGGCGAAGGACGGCTGCTGGTGGTATGGGTTTGACTGCGCTCATGTGGGAGACTTGGCACCCAAGGACATGAATTTCCGCATGGAGCACGGGTGGGAACTACGCGGGGACACTTACCGCGATATCGAGTACGTCAAGGCCGAAACGGAGAGGCTGGCTGACCAACTAGCGGCACTGGAGAGTTAGAAAACGGGAGCGGACCACCAACCCGCTCCCCACAATGCGACTACACACCAACTGCGAGTATAGCAGAACTGGGAGAGAGGTGCAATATGGCAGACCTGACCCTGGCGCAGAAGCTATTGACGGTACAGTCCAAACTAGTCGCCCCCAAGGCGCAGTACAACAGTTTTGGCAAGTACCATTACCGCTCCTGCGAGGATATTTTGGAGGGTGTTAAGCCACTGCTGGCCGAGGTTGGAGCCACGGTTATTATCTCTGACAGTATTGAGCAAATCGGCGATAGGTACTACCTGAAAGCCACAGCGCGGTTCTTCGACGTAGACCAGCCCAGCGAGGTTATCGAGGTAACTGCACTCGCCAGGGAAGCCAGCGACCGCAAGGGCATGGACGAAAGCCAGATAACCGGGGCTTCGTCGTCGTATGCCCGCAAATACGCGCTCAATGGCCTGTTCCTGATTGACGACACAAAGGACGCTGACACTACAAACAAACACGAGCGTAAAGACAGACCGCAACCGAAACCGCAGGCTGGCGAGGACGCGGAGGGCAGGGACCGCAAGGCAGTCTTCGCTGGCCTCAACAACTTCGCCAGTACAGAACAGATTGACCCAGCGCTGTTCACCAATACTGCACAGGCAATTTTACGTGACTCCTATGGTGTTGATTCGTGTTCTGAGCTGTCAAGCAGCGACTGGGTGGGTATCCGCAAGAGCCTGCAGCGCCTCTGCAAGATTACGTTGGAGAGGCTGCAGGAGGGCCGCTTTGGGGAGGAGGACGTTCCGGCATGAGTCGCAAACTGCGCGGCACCAAAGCACATACACGGTATTACACCAGGGACGGGACACTCGTGCCCGGCACCACGACAATCACAGGCATTCTCGCCAAACCAGCGCTAATCACGTGGGCCAACAACATGGGGTTGCAGGGTATCAACACCAACAAATACGTGTCCGAAGCGGCGGCAATAGGGACGCTAGCTCATTACCTCGTGCAGTGTCATTTGCAGGGGTCGGAACCCGACACCTCGCTCTACTCAGCTGAGCAGCTGGACAAGGCCGAGAATGCGCTACTGTCGTTTTACGAGTGGCTGAACACCCGCGAACTCGAACCAATCCTGCTGGAGGAGCCACTGGTCAGTGAACGCTACCGCTTCGGTGGTACTGTTGACTGCTACTGCCTGCTGGACGACATACCCACACTGCTAGATTTCAAAACCGGATCCGGTATCTACCCCGAAATGCACTATCAGGTGGCGGCCTACAAGCAGCTGCTCACGGAGCACGGCCATCAGGTGGAGAACGTGCGGATACTGCGGATCGGGCGTGACGAGACGGAGGGTTTCGAGGACCGTCAAATTCGCGACTGCGAACGGAGTTGGCAGATATTCAAACACTGCCTGGAGATTTATCGACTACGCAAACGAGCGAGCTAGGAGGGAGAGATATGAATACTGTCACACTCACCGGCAGACTGACTCGTGACCCCGAGCTCAGGTACGCGGCTAACGGTAATGCTGTCTGCAACTTCGGTATCGCCGTCAAGCGCCGATTCCAGCGTGACGAGGTTGATTTTTTCGACTGCGTGACGTTCAACAAGACCGCTGAAACCGTAGCCGAGCACTGCCAGAAAGGCAGGCTGGTTGGGATAGAGGGGGCACTCCAACAGAACCGTTGGGAGGCGCGGGATGGGAGCAAGCGGAGCAAGATTGAGATTGTCGCTGACAACGTGGAGTTTCTGGACTGGCCAGACAGCAATCGGGGTACACGGCAGGACGACCACAGCGAGTTCGATGATAGCAACGTGCCGTTCTAGATAACTGGGCCCGGGGTCAGTCCTGCGGGGCTGGCTCCGGGGCTGAGGAGGAGAGGAGCATGGGAGAGCAGCGATACACACCGGGGCCATGGATTGTTCGCTGTGGCATTGGTTGGACAGAGAGCTATCCCCGAAACACCGAAGTGCACGCACATTGGGACGGGCCACGAGAGGGCTTCATGTCGAGCTGCCGAGGCATGGCGGTCTGCGGGCTAATGGGGATTCACGAGCGCACGATGGCAGACGCGCACCTGATAGCCGCCGCACCTGAGCTGTACGAGGCGTGCAGGAAAGCACTCCATGAGCTTGAGGTGCGGCACGAAATTGAGGAGTACAACCAACAATGCGAGATACAGCCAAGCTCTGCAATGGTACTGTGTCGAACTGCATTACAGAAAGCGAGAGGTGAGGCGGATGGGTGAGCTTATCCAGGTCATGAGCGAGGGTGGCACCCCGTTCCTGCTCAACACGGCCCAGATAGATTGCGTGTACCCCGGACGGAGGCCGAAGACCGTCAAGGTCTACATGGTCAACGGCGAGGAGCACTATTGCGCCATCGGGTTCAACACCCTATCACAGGCATTGAACGCGCAGGTTTTGCGAGGTGAGCAGAATGGGAACTGACGATTGGCAGAATGCGATAGCTTCCGCGTGCGCGGCTAGAGAGGTGGCTGGCATAGCGGCACAGGTCGCAAACATGGAGGCAGAACGTGACAGGCTCGGGGCCGAGAACGAGCGTATTGCCAACAGTCATGCACGCCTAATGGGATTACTGGCAGAAATACTTGACCAGCACTATATCGACGACATGAGCCGGTGGCATAGGCGAGCCATGGACGTCATGGGCGCCGATCTGTATGCGGCGCTCGCCGATGGATGGGAGGTGCCTCGTCAATGACCCAGCCTGAACTGCAACGTGGGAAGGTAATCCACACCGCCCGACACAACATGAGTGGCCCCTACCGTCGCTGGGAGTGGCGACCACTGAGGCGATTAAGGCGCTGGTGCTGGGAACACGTGGGACTGGACTCAGTTGACCTGATGGTAATTGCACTCATGGCCACGTATTTCGCCGTGGGGTGCGTGGTGACACGGTGGGTGTTGAACTGGTGAAGGAGGTGAAGAGGATGATACAAATCATGCTACGCCATATTGACGACGAGACACCGCACAAGTTCTGCCGAGCGCGGCCCGAGGACATTCCCGCCATAGTTGAGCTCGTTAAGAACACGGGGGATATCACGGCCTATGACTACGGGGTTGCCTACTGTGGGGAGCATCTGGATGCCGACCGGGGTTATTACGAGATACTGCTGGACCACAAGAGATAATTTCCGGCAATGAGAGGAGGAGAGCTATGAGCATTGACTGGTTTGACAAGACCGACACGTCCTACTGGTCACGGGGCGGTATGAGCGTCAAGTTTTACCCCACGGCAAAAACCGCGAGACTGACCAAGGCGCTTCGAGACAGGCTGGGTGAGCGGTTCCGCTGGGGTCTCAATGGACGGGTGCTCTATCTGGCACCGACAGATAACCCCGATGGGTACAGGACAAGACCTACGGTAGGCGCTGTGCCCATCATCACCGCGATGCAGAAGCGGTTGGGCTACGTGCCCGATAAGGTGAAACTGGACTGGGACGACGAAAACCAGTGGGCTTACGGGGAGGTGAGCGAGCAGTGATAGCAGTGCAGGACGAGGGGCTAAAGACGGTAAGAGCAATACTAGTTGAATTACCGTCTAAGGCCATCGATATCGAGCTAGAGTGAGCACCACAGCCCCTCCTGGTGAGGGGTACCAGGGGGCGGAATAGTTTCGACGCGAACGCAGGGCTAGCTAGCATGGTCGGCACGTCGATTAAGAATGAGGTCGCCCTTGCCGCGATTGCAGGCGGAGCAGGAGGTTGTGAGATTGGCAATATCATCAGAGCCGCCAGCAGATTTGGGGCGGATATGGTCAATCTCTAGAACAACCCTAGGGTCTTTACGAGGGGAGCGTCCGCAATATTGACACCGAAAGCTATCGCGCCTAAAGACTCTGAACCTAAGACGCAAGCTTCGAGTTGGTGCCGCATTATCTGCCCGAACCCTGTTTATAGAAGCGCGAGCACAATCGCGGGAGCAAAACTTCTCTTTTTTGCCTGGGATGATTTCGAACTCTTCGCCGCAATAGAGGCACTCACCAACTTCTCGCTCAACGCGCTTAGAGGCATTAAGGCAGTTCCGCGAGCAGAAACGTGGCTCGAAATCAGTGTATTTGTGCATTTTGCGGATATACTGCTCTGTGCGCATGAAGGTCTTGCCACATTGCTCGCAGATGAGTTCGACTTGCCTCTTAGGTTTCTTCGCCCTGAGCCTGTTCCCATAAGTTGCACTACAACTAAGGGAACAAAACTTGCCATAGCCACGCTTGACCTCGGACACTGGAACCTCAAAGTGTTTACCACATTCCTTGCATTTTCGAGAGACTGTAGGTCTCAAGGAGCACACTCCCTTCACCTCAATTATACCACGAACAAGTGTTCGAGGACAAGTCAATACCTAGCGGCTCCGCAGGCAAACGTCCAATCACAGATTTTTGCACGTTCGCGGACAGGGGTGCAAATCCCCTCGCCTCCACAGAGCAAGCGGAGGATAGGGGGACAGCACAGAGTTGGGAGGTGAGAGAACGTGGCAAAGAAATGCCCGCTACGAAAGTGGACCGAAACCTACACCGTCACTGACGAGAATGGGCAGACGAAAACCATCACCGAAACCCACTTCATGGAGTGCATCAGAGAAGATTGCGAGTGGTGTGTTCATCCAAGCGGCCCGTGCGGAATCTTGAGCATTTCGGATGTCCTCTGGGAGAAACACTAGCACCTCGGGGGACAGCAACAACCGTGAGGAGGGAGAGCATGGAGCGATATCTGAGCATTCGCGTAGCACGACACCACCAGGCATATCTGGAGCGGGCAATCATGGACCACCTGACTGTCGCTGGCGAGGAGTCAATCAGCACCAACGATACACAAGCCGAATACAACGCGACGATAACGAGTGGGGCGGAAGAGATGTGTGCGGCCCTGGACCGGCAGGGGATAGCGTACACGATAGACCTGGTATGAGGAATCCTGTGAGGAGGGAGAGGGTGTGACCACAATACGCTGCCCAGTAAACGGCTGTAGAGCCAACATGCCCGTCAAGGGCGATATAGGCGAGGATATTATCATCACGCGCTGCCTGTGCCATGCCAATACGCTTGTCGTGTGGCCCGAGCGGCAGAAGGTTGGGGTACTCATTGGCCCACTGGAAACGCCGCGTAAGGGCAATTGGGCCGTACTCGAACATATCGCAATACAACTGGATGGCGGGGACTATAAATGGCACACGGTGGAGCTGGTGACGGCTGGTGGAAAGCGACCTCGCGGCCCATATGGGGCACCTATCAGCCTACAGAATGTCGCGGGTTGGGTAAGGAGCTGGCGCGGCTGGTGAGGGGCTACCGCCCATACAACTCCACCCTCACCCGCAAGACACCGCTCAGGAGCAACAAGCGCCTCAGCCGTAACACACCACTCAAAGCCCGGGGCCGACAGGGGGCAGAACGCACGAACTGGGAGCGGGTGAAGCGGCAGGCTATCAAGCGCGACAAATGCTGTCAACGCTGCGGCACAACACGCAACCTGGACGTACACCACAAGCTGCCACGAGGGAGACGGGGGAGAGACGAACTGGAGAACCTGGTCACGCTCTGCCGTATGTGCCACGACTGGGTACACGACCACCCTTTTGAGGCATGGAGGCAGGGGTTCACAATAAGCGACAAGCTGAACGCGAAATATGGGGAGAGATTGAAGCGGGAGGCGTGATAGATGGAGTTCGCTTATGAGCCAGCACGGCGAGAAGTAGAGTGCTTGCGAGAAACGTGGGAAGAGCCTGTTGTGCCAGATGCGGTTAAGCAGATGCTAGAGGCCAACATCCTCGCAGATCGGGCATGGTATCACTTCTACCTAAAAAGGTGCGAGTCTCCAGTAGAGCAGTTAATGGTCCTAGCGCTCGCCCGGCTCGGTTTCGGGCGTGATTGCTACATGCAGGTGCAAGAAGTCATAGAAACAGAGACGGGTGGCACTTATCGGGTTGATATTGCGTTGTACTTGGGTGGCATGAAGGTTGGTATTGAATGCGACGGGCATGAGTTTCACGAGAAAACCAAGGAGCAGGCGAAGCGCGACCGCCAGCGGGAGAGAGTGCTACTGAAGAACGGGTGGATGCTCATGAGGTTCACGGGTAGCGAGATATACAACGACCCTCTCCGGTGCGCCGGTGACGTGGCGGAATTCGCTGACTACGTGAACCATGACGGGTTTGGCAACAAGCCTGGCAGTTACTACGAGCAGATAGTCAAAGAACTCGACGAGGAGTAGTGCCGGTGGGCCTGACCCATTACACGAGGCTTTGGAATCCCATATTGGAGGCGCTATCGCTCGCAGACCTGACCCCTGCCCAGTATCGACTTGTGCTCGGGCTGGTACGCAAGACCTACAAGTGGGGAGAGACCACGGCACGTCTCTCCTACCGCGAATGGTCGGAACTCACAGGCATTGAATACCGCTCCGTGCGCAGGCCCCTCAAGCAACTTCAGGAGGCCAACGTGATTCACCAGGTAGCCCCACCGACATTCAATGAGGGGGCCGTGTACCGCCTCAACAAGGACGTGAGAGCGTGGACGGTCCTCTCCGAACCCCTCTCTGACGAGGTGGAGAGGGTATTAGCTGATGAGTGCGGAGTACGCAAGCCAGCTGACTCTACGCAACCCAGCGTAGACTACGCAGGTGAGCGTATGCACAGTACGCAACCCAGCGTAGACCCCGAGGCCTACAAGCCAGAGGCTGCCTGGGATACAGAGACCGCTAAAGAAATTATTAAAAGAAAAGTAGTAGGTAGTAGTAGTTTTATGCAGCCCGAAGACGAGGTAGAACAACAGATTTCGCGCCTATTTACACCGCTACTACCGAAGCATCTACGCAAGATACACGAATGGCGCAAGCGAGCACCGGATGAGGTGATACTAGCCGCTCTCCAGAAGGGACAAGCCAGTTTCAAACCCTCCTACGAGGGCGACAAGATTGGTTCACTCAACTACTTCGACCCCATCATTGACCGCTTGTTGGCAACAGAAAAAGTACGAGAGGAGGTTGCAGCCAATGCAGACACAGACACGGTTGACTGGAGCAAGTTCGAGTACAGAATGCACGAACCCGAACTGTGAAAACGGCTGGATCTTCGTAGACGATAACACGGTGCGCCCCTGTAGCTGCCAACTGCAACGCCGCACCGAGCGCCTGTTCCGAGCCAGCCGCATAACCAGAGCATTTCGTGAGAAAACCTTCGACACCTTCAACCCATCACTGCTGCCCGTAATTCGCAGGCTGCACGACGCGGCCCGCGACTACGCCGACAGGTTCACCGAACTCTGCGACTGCGAACAAAACTGGCTCGTGCTGCTGGGCACGCCCGGTGCAGGCAAGACGCATTTGAGCATGGCTGTCTGCAACGAACTCATTGAGCGGGGTGTGGGTGTGCTGTATCTCCCCTATCTCGACTTCATCAAGGAGTTACGGGACGCAGTGGGCACGGACCGGGACATGGGCCAGAGCATTGAGCACGCCAAGACGATTGACCTGTTGTACATAGACGACTTATTCAAAGGCAGGAGCAGACCCACTGAGTTCGTGCTGGAGACCATCATCGAGCTAATCTACTACCGCTACCTCGAAACGCTGCCGACCATCATCAACTCCGAGTGGCTGCCGGAGCGGTTGCAGCAGCTTGACGCGGGGTTGGCTCGGCGCATAGTCGAGCGTGGGGCTGGGCATCTGGTGACGGTGAACGAACCGAGGGCCAACTACAGTCTGCATGGGGAGCGGTTCGGGCACCTGCCGGGAGGCGGGCGCTAACATGAACAACCCCACCACCAACCCGACACCAATCGAGCTCTTCCAGAGCTGCACAGACATGACCTGGTACTGGGCCCGACGCTACGAGCACAGTATCCCCGAGGACCTGGAGGACCTCGTATCCGTCGCCCGCATTGGGCTCTGGCAGGCCGCGCTGACCTACGACCCCGACGATGAGGCGAAGTTCAGTACCTACGCCTACAACTGTATCCGCCACGAATTGGCAAAACTCTACCGCCACTACCAGTACCAGAAACGCGCCCAGACCACACTGAGCCTCGACAGGGAGTGCTGGTTCACCAGGCGCCCCGGGCTCTACGACACCGACTACCGCGACACCACGCTTGCGGACATCATCGGCTACGAGGTCGAGTACGACCTGCCCGTCCTGCTCAACGAGGCACTGCAGGATAAGCGACTGCGTATGCGGGCTGAGGGCTACGAACTCCGCGAGATTGCCGACGAGGAGGGCATTTCCACGCAGGGCGTACAGCAGTGGGTGGCGCAACGGAAGCGGGTACTCATTGAGAGCGGGGTGTCGGTGTGAGGTTTGGGTCGCTGTTTGCCGGTGTTGGAGGCTTTGACCTCGGCCTGGAACGTGCGGGCATGGAACCTGTCTGGCAGGTCGAGATAGACAGATTCAACCAGAGGGTGCTCACGACACATTGGCCTGAGGTACAACACTTCAAGGACGTGAGAGATGTTGGCAAAGCAGAACTCGCATCAGTTGACCTTATCTCTGGAGGTTTCCCCTGCCAGGACCTCTCGGTGGCTGGAAACCGTGCTGGACTGGCTGGAGAGCGATCCGGACTATTCCACGAGTTCGCTCGCATCGTTGGTGAACTCGCTCCCCGTTGGGTTCTCATCGAGAACGTCCCTGGGTTACTTTCATCTTGGACACCCATTGAACCGCCGCCGTTCGAGATACCAACCCGCGATTTCGGTTCGGAAGAAGAGGCTCGCAAATGGGCAGATAGTGTGGAGGGTCAGTGGGACGTGGAAGAGACAAGCGACCTTGAGACCGTCACAGCTACGCTGGGAGAGCTCGGCTACTGGTGGGCCTATCGGATATTTGACTCTCAATACTTCGGAGTGGCCCAAAGACGCTGCCGTGTGTTCATTGTCGGACACTCTCGAAACCGGGCCTATCCCGCCAAGGTACTATTTGAGCCCGAGAGCCTGCCGGGGAATCCTGCGCCGCGCGAGAAAGCGAGGCAGGGCCTTGCCAAATGCGTTACGACGGGCACTCGAATGGACAGCGAAACAGAAACCTTTGTAGCCGAAGCAATAGGAACACTCAAGGAGCGTGCATACAAGGGGCCGAACGCAGAGGAGGCCGCCGACGGACAGTTGGTGGCCGCCTTTTCTGCTGGCCAATCCGCAAAGGCCGGGAGTCTCGGCTACCGCGAGGAGCAGAGCCCGACACTGCGTGGGGCACCGAGCGGGACGAACCAGGTGCCGTCTCTCTTGTGGGAACCGCGAAGCCCTGACGGTGTTCACCGTATGAACAGCGACGGAATATGCCCGACGCTTAACACTGCGCAGGGTGGGCAACGTCAACCATGTGTGGGCGTTCGTCGGCTCACGCCACGGGAGTGTGAGCGGCTGCAGGGCTTTCCGGATGACTTCACAGCCATCGACGGAGAGGACACCCCCGACAGCCCCCGCTACAGAGCAATGGGCAACGCCGTCACGGTGCCCGTCATTGAATGGATAGGGCGGAGAATCATGGCCGTGGAGAGCGGGGTGGCAGTGTGAGCATCACCGACGTACTGGAGGGCAGGCGCACATGGCATGTGGAGACGGGTGACGCTCTCAACGTGCTACGCGACATGCCTGACGGCTGTGTGCAGACGTGTGTGACCTCACCCCCTTACTGGTCGCTTCGCGATTATGGGGTAGACGGGCAACTCGGCCTTGAACCCACGCCCGAGGAGTACGTGCAGAAGCTGGTCGAGATATTCCGCGAGGTGCGGCGGGTGCTTCGGCCGGATGGAACCTGTTGGTGCAACCTCGGCGACTCCTACAACGGGAGCGGCAAGGGGCCGGCCGGGGTAACGTCTGAGCTGGGTAAGGTAGTGGAGGTACAGGCGAACGGCCGGCCGACACGGGTTGACGCGCTCAAACCTAAAGACCTTGTGGGCATCCCGTGGGCCGTGGCCTTCGCCCTCCGTGCCGATGGCTGGTGGTTGCGCTCGGACATAGTTTGGTGCCTTTCGGGCGGCACGAAGGTCTATGCCAAGACGCAAAAAGGCGTTATGCCCATGACGATCAAGGACATGGTTCGCCTTGACCCCTCAACCGTACAGCTCTGGAACGGCGAAAAGTGGACGCAGGTATTGGGCTGGTCGGAGACGCCGAGGCCCGATAATCCTATTGCCATTACGCTACGCAGCGGCGAACGCATTGGCTGCACGCCGGCCCACAGGTGGCCGACACAGCGGGGTTTGCTCAGAGCCGACGAACTACAGGCGGGTGACGTGATACAGTCCACAATCATACCCAAAGCCGACCAACCAGAGTCCCCAGGGGGGTTGGACGATACTGACATTGGTTGGTTCGTCGGCATGTATATCGCTGAGGGTAGTAAATCTCGGAGCAAGCTTCAAGTAGCCGCGCATGTCAAGGAAACGCGACGCGCCGAGCGGCTGGCGAAAATTGCCCGGGCCTATCATGGCACCTGCAATACGTACCACACGGGCGGCAAGGCCATGAGCATCAACCTCACGGGTAAGGTGCTCGAAGGCATCATCGACACCTATGTGAGCGGGTCCTCGGCAAAGACCAAACACCTGACGACCGCCGCATGGCAAAGAAGCAACGGGTTCCTGCGGGCACTCCTGCAGGGTTATCTCGAAGGCGACGGCCACCATGAACCGCACAACAACCGCTGGCGGCTGGGCTTCACCAGGAACTATGCGTGGGCTGAAGACTTGCGAACGATTGCTGCTCGGCTCGGAATCCAACTGCGGATAAATCTCTCAACGGCCAACATTGGCGATAAGACCTACCCAGCGTTCCGTGGGGAAATTCGGTTTGACCCGAGTAACCACTTTAATGCGAAGCCCGACACAGAAATTGTTGCTATCGGCAGGAGCCGTGCTCGCAAGTTTTGGGATATCGGGGTAGCCGACGGGCCACATTTGTTCGCGCTGGCAAGCGGCGTACTCACCCATAACTCCAAACCGAACCCGCTCCCGGAAAGCGTAACAGACAGGCCCACGCGGGCGCATGAGTTCATCTTCCTGCTGGCCAAGAGTCAACGGTACTATTACGACGCTGACGCGATACGGGAGCCGTGGCAGACCTCAATGGACCGTACAGATTTCCGTTCATCGAGATACACGAATCAACCTCGAGGGGTGTCCAATTCCTCACATGGCGACGGTAGTAGCGTCCATGTTAGTACGCAGCGCGCCAAGGGCCGCAACAAGCGGGATGTCTGGACCGTGGCGACGCAGCCATTCCCCGGAAGTCACTTCGCAGTTTTTCCCGACAAGCTCATTGAACCCTGCATCCTCGCCGGAGCAAGCCCGAAAGCTTGCCCGCATTGTGGGGCACCGTGGGCGCGGGTAGTAGAGCGCACAGAGTTGAGCGAACGCGACGACGCGGGGCGCACGAAGAGCCTCGCACACCAACGCATGGGCAAGGCAGCTCCACCTGAACGCGGCTGGCAGACAACACGAGAGACCACCAGCTGGCAACCCACCTGCACCTGCGAAGGCAACGACGGCAGTGGCAAGAGCATCGTACTCGACCCCTTCGCTGGCGCAGGCACAACGGGCCTTGTAGCAACACGGAAGGGGAGGGCGTTCATCGGCATCGAGCTAAACCCCGAGTACACAGATATGTCACGACGGCGCATCGAGGACGACTGCCCACTGTTTAACCGCGTATGGGAGGTGGGTTCATGACCAACTTCTTCGCAATTTATGGCTGGGTGCTGATTCTACTGACGCTCTCCGAGGTGGGTATGACGACATGGCGCATGTGGCGGCATTGGCAGAAGGGCGACGTTGAGAAGGCGACCATTAGCATAGCTGACGTGGTGCTTGGGGTGAGTGCTGTGTTGTGGATGGTCGTAGCGATATACCGATGAGCATCAACGAAGGAGGAGAGAGCGTGAGAATCCCCATGTACTGCCCCAACTGCAATACACGACTAATCCTCGAAGGCCGCTGCTGGATATGCCCGGGCTGTGGCCTGGAGGGCGGGGCCTGCAACCCGCAATCAGAGGAGATTGCAAAACGCAATGCAAGGAGGAGAGCTTGTGACGCGCACCGAGTATCAGCAGAACGTAACAGCACTGGGCGTACTACGCGACGAGGCTGAGCAACTGAAAGAGCTAGCCCGCGAGGACGGTAGGCCGCTCTACCGCGTGGCGACGGAGGCGATTCGGGAGTACCTGGAGAGGAGGGAGCGGGAGTGATACTGTTCAAACCCGAGCACGTGGAACCCATTCTCAACGGCACGAAAACCGAGACCCGCAGGACAGGCGCCAAACGATGGAATGTGGGTTCTGTGCACCAGTGTAAGCTGAACTACGTCTCGGAGCCGTTTGCGCGGGTACGGATCCTCGGGGTCCGTCGGGAACCACTCGGTGCGCTCAATGACGACGATGCCCGGGCCGAGGGGTACGAGTCCGTGGATGCGTACAGGCGGGCCTTCGAGGACATCTACGGCTTCTGGGATGGCGATAGGTTGGTATGGGTGGTACGGTTTGAGCTGGTGGAGGCTGAGGTGGAGTGAGGGCATTACTCGCCATCACAGCGTTGTGCTGGGCGTACATTGGTTTCGCGCTAGGGAGCATCGTGAGCTGGTACGCGTTGGAACAAGTGCTAATCCATCCGTTCATCGCAACAGTGACACTCATTGCAGCTTGCGGCCCAGCAGTTTCAGGTGTGGGGTACGCGGCGAAATTGTATGAGGAGGCTGATACCGAGTGACCCGTGACGAGGTACTGCAAAGGTGGGAGAGCATGACACCGAGGGAACGGGACGCCTGGGTGGCGGAGGCCGTTCTTGGGTGTAATGTGTTCGCCGAGAGGTGGGTCAGTGGCACCAGGTATCGCTGTGACTGCGGAGGCGCCAATAGTGCAGGGCCACGGCCACACGGAGAAGGCGTCTTCGGCTACATCAAACACTACACCACCGACATGGCTGCGGCATGGGCGGTTGCCGAAAAACACAACCTCATTGTTTTTCCCCGCATGACGAAACCCGGCTGGTGTTCTGCACCCTTCTACCAAACACTCGGAAACGCAATGGGCCGAGGCTTTGTGGAGTTTATCATGTCTGAGGGAGCCAAGCGAGACACAGCACCCGAGGCAATCTGTCTGGCTGCGATTCTGGCGGAGGTGGAGATGTCGTGACAGCGTACAGACTGCTGGTGTCTTTCGTAGTGGGGGTAGGCGGGTTTCTGTTGGGTTTGGTAGTGGTAGCATTGCTAAGCATTGGTTCGCACTACCTGAAGCGTAGGTCACCGTGGCTAAACAGGGCTAGCGAGAAGGCGAGTACGGTGTTTAATTGGGTGCTGCTGTTGCTCTTTACTGCGGCGCTCACAAGCATAGCCTACGGGTGGCTGTTCCCATGAGATTCACCATCCCGGGCGAACTGCCGGACCTGAACACCATCATCGCCGAGAGCAAGGCGCACTGGGGCTCCTACTCCTCGTTGAAACGGGCGGAGACTGAGCGGGTCGCATGGCTCGCCAAGGAACTCCGGCGCCTGAGGTCCAAACCCGTGCAACGCGCCCTGTTGCGCATCACCTGGTACTGTCCGAACCGACGCAAAGACCCTGACAACATTGAGGCCGGGGCCAAGTTCGTGCTCGACGGACTGGTGAAGGCTGGCATACTACAAAACGACGGCTGGAAGCAAATCGCAGGCATTGAACACGAGTTCCGTGTGGACCCCGACAACCCGCGCGTTGAGGTTGAGATTATACCACTGGAGGAGGTGGGGTAATGTTCGGCCCCTGTGACGACTGCGGCAGAGTCGACTACCTGTACTATTGCGAGCAGTGTGGAGCGTACCTGTGCCATTCGTGCTACGAACTCGACCAGCAGGTACACGACGAGGAGGAGACGGTATTGGAGGACTGGGACGAATTCGAGGAGGTGGGGTGAATGTATTTTCCTGTCAGCGAAAAACCACGAAGGCGGGATGCGGAACTGGAACGGCTCGTAATGGCGGGTTACGCAACGATTACGTGCCCACATTGCGGGAAGACGCAAGGCATCGAAGACATGATTCGCGACGCATACGGCACGTATGTCTGCACCTGTGGAACAAGACTGCTGGGGGAGGTGGTTTGAATGAAGCTGCAATCCATTCACCAATACGTGTGTGTTGACTGTGGCGAGTTTTTCTATCTGCTCAATGTGGCTAATCCCAACGAGTGGCCGAACTTCTGCCCGAGCTGTGGTGAGCAGGGCGTACAGCACATTATCAGCTACGACGTGAAGCGCGAGGATGACCAATGGAAGCTGCCATTCTGGGAGGAGGCGCAACCATGACCAACGCTGAGCTGGAGCAACTGACAGATGAACAGCTGATTGAACTCGTGGCAACGAAGGTTATGGGCTGGATACAAACCAAGAACTGGCAAAACGCGCAAGGCGAGGAGGGCTGGCACGACCCTGCGAACCCTCGGAGCGTTATTCATGGCTGGAACCCGCTCACCGACGGCAACGCCATGCTGGACGTGATAGAGCGCGTTCACAATCGCGACATTAGGCTCAACGTCGAGTGGCTACCCAGCGGGGAAGCTGAAGTGACAGCAATCGCACTCGACCCACATGACGGGTACTGGGAGCCGGTGGCGGAACTCATCGACGGCGTGATACACGAACGGGCACCCCGTGCTGTGGCTATCGCTTCCCTACTGGCTGTAGAGGAGGTGGAGTAAATGGACTTACTGGATACGGAGCAGCTCAAGCGGCTGGTTGAGGTACTGCCCGAGGACCAGCTGCGCAACATGGCCCGTGGCCTGCTCGCCGCCGCCATGAATGCGGTCAACACGGGTGACACAGACACACTTGCTCAGTTCGTGTACGACTGGCATGCGACGGGCTGGTATTATGCCGAGCCCGGGCGCATGGAGGAACTAGTAAAGCATGCTGAGGAGGTGGGCTAGGTGGTATTGTTTGTGCTCGACGGCAGTGAACATTCCCGCAAGGCGCGAGAGATAGTGGGTCGCCTCGCTGACGTAGTTGTGGCGAGTGCGCATACACTGGAAGGCATCTATCGCGACTATGGGATTCGCCAACTGCCAGCTCTGTACGTGGCTGACGGGCGGTGGTATGTGGGGTTGGAGAACATACGGCGATTTATTGAGGAGGTGGGCTAGGTGGCTCAATACGACATGCTCGAAGGTGACCAGTGTGGCAAGACAGAACGGTTTCCCGTTTTGAACTGGTATCGACTAGAGGATATTGACGCGGCGGAATGGGGCCGTTGCGTGGGTGAACAGCATTTTTGTTCACTGGAGTGCCTGCTGAAGTTTATCGAAAAGCTCATGGAGGTGGGCTAGGTGCAGGCATGGGTGACACAGCTGCTAGGAACGATAGGTATCCTTATCGGGTACGTTCTCGACGACCTATCTCTATTCTTGCTCGGCTGCACGGTAGTGATTATTGGGGAAATGCGGCGCAGGGAGGTGGGCTAGGTGCAGACCTGTGAGACGAATGACCGCACCGAGTTTATGCGTCTCAGCGGGCAATTGGATATAAGACCTGAGCTCGCCAAGCATTTGTATGACGAGTGCATGCTCCGCCGCCTGCGACGTAGGGCCGACAAGGCAGAGTGGCTCATGCGCTTCCTACCCTTCATGGCGCAGATAGAGAGGCACATTGACACCATAGCTTACCGGAAGGCAAGCGCTAATGAGTAATCCATATCCCGAGGGCAGTTGGCTTCACGACCTCTGGGAGTTTCGAGAAGCATGGCTAAGCCTATGGGAGTTGCTCACTGAAAAGCTGTATCTGCGCGAATTGTATGATTGGCTGGAGGAACAATTGCGACAGTTAGGAGGCGAGCGACAGTGAGTGAGACCTATCGGGGCAAAATCTCCAACGTGCAGTGGCTAGAAACGGTGCCGTGGGCACCCGAACATGAGTACACCGCTTACGTGACAATCCGAGTCGATAACCCACCGAAGCGTGAGTGTTTGATGAGTGCTTGGCTGACCAAAGCACCCGCCGAGTTGGCAATTGAGTGGGAGGCAAACGACAGTGAGTGACTACCAATACGGGCAACTGCGATTCCAGCGCAAGGCAGTGTCCCCAAGTCGTGTTGAGTATGGGAGATGAGAGGCGATGAATGAGGCTGAGCACCGCTTACGCGCAGATATCTGGCGCAATGAAGGCCAACCGAGATTTGCTGCGCCACATTTGCTAGCGATACTGCGTGGCCGCATCAATGCCGAACGCCAACGCCTCAACCAACAACGCACGGCCTGCATTGACACGCTCGCACGCTATGGCACAGTGGCTAGCAGCTCAGTGGCCAAAGAGGCGTATGCCGTGGAGAAGCAGTTGGAACTCCTCGACAGACTGACACGGGAGGAGGGATGAGTGTGGACGGCGTGCAGGAACTAACGATGGAGCGTATCAAGTGGGGCCTGCGCCGAGCGTTTAGCAATGACGTGTTGGCTTGTATCAGGGAAGCCAGCATAGAGGTCTATGCTGAGTCCGAGGGTGAGCTGATGGTGGCGGATGTTCGCGGGTTCGTGCTGGGGCAGAAGGCGAAACCAATACAGTATCCCGCAACATGGTGGGAGGCGGTGAAGGAACGCTTCCTCCCCGAATGGGCGAAGCGCAGGTGGCCGGTCAAATACACGGTGATTGAGCCTGCCATGGTATTCCCGTATCTGAACCACCGCAACCGCGAACTGGGCGAGCCGCGGTTTTTGTATCAGACGCGAACAGACTGACACGCGACTAGACTAGGAGGGGGTCAGCCGGTGAGCACACAGACCGCACAACGGATCGACCAGGAGACGGAGATACTCCACTGTCCCAACTGCGGCGAGGTAATGGTGTACGAGGATATGGGCTTCTGGAAATGCCCGCGTTGCGGGTCGGAGTTTTGGCCACCGCTGGAGTCGGACAAGCTCAGGACCAGTGACATTCGAGCGTGCTTCTACGAGGACACGAGACGCGGTGAACGCAAGGGGAATTCCAACTCAGGACGCAAGCGTAAGAAGCAAACGAGCTGGATTCCCTGGTATCAGGCGGCAGTCAGGTGGTAAAACGAACATATGTTTGGTATAATGAAATTAAGGAGGTGCTGTGGCATAGGGCTAGCCAGAGTGACACTAGAGGGTACGGGTCTCCCCATACACAAGCGAAGAGTAATCCCCAAGGTAAACCGACTGGTTTATGACAGAATACTTGAACACGGTGCATTTGATACGGAAGCCGTCAGGCTTGAGCACCCGATAAAACCACGTCGCAAAACATTCTACATGGACATTGCTGTCCTGCCCGTTAAGCTCAACATTGAGGTTGACGGTAAGGAGCACCGAACCAAGAATGGTCGCCAACGCGACAACTATAGGGACAAGCTGCTGTGGAGGATTGGCTGGAGGGTGTTGCGGTTGCGAAAGAGGGAGGTAATCAACAATTTAGAGAGCTGTTGGGAGATAATCAGGGACGAGCTGAGCTCACAGGTATACAGCCCCCAGCCGTATGCTTGACATTGACCGGGCGGATTAGTATAGTGTAGTTGTTGATACTTGTACCCAAAACCAACCGCCTCCACTTCGGGGGCGTTTTTCTTTTGCACCCAGCTGCCTCTCGCAGCTCTCCCATGCAGGGGTCGGGTCTGCCACCTCCCCGGACCCGGCCCAACTATCTTCACCGAAGGGGGCGAATCGTGAACTACCTCGACCGTGCCCGCGAGTTGTTCGACAGTGGCTTACAGTGGGACGAGGTTAACCAGCAGATAAACGAGGAGTACCCCGACGCAAACTGTCCGACCGGCGAGGCATTACGGAAACGGGTTTTCCGCGCCCGCAAGAAGGGTGACGTGACCTTCGAAGACAAGCGTGAGCCACCTACCGACGAGGACGTTGACCGCTTCCTGGCCGTCATGCGGGAGGCACAGTCAGAATACGACCGGCTCGACACCCGGCAAACGACAGCCACCATCATAATAGACACCGACCTACCCATCGGGCTGAACCTGACCGGCGACTGGCACACGGGCCACATTGGGACAGATTACGGGGCTCTTGACTACCACACCGGGCTAATGGCCACCGTTGACGGGTTCAAGAACGCGGTACTGGGCGACATGAAGGACAACTACATAAGCTCCGGCCCAAGGGGTGGCCAGCACGAGGCACAGTTCAAGCCTGGCACGCAGGACCTGGTAGCCATGCGCTATGCCCGAAAGATTGGCCACAACACGCTCTGGATACTAGAGGGCTGCCACGACCACTGGGATGTACAGCAGGGCCACGAATCGTTCGTGGCGACCATCGCCAAGGAGGTTGACGCGGTAAACCTCTGGCACGGTGGACTGGTGAGGCTCCGCGTCGGTAATATCACCTATACCATCGCCACGAGGCATAAGTACTGGGGCGAATCCAAGCTCAACTCGACCAACACTCAGCGCAACCTTTTCCGCGATTTGGGCAACCCCGACATCGTAGCCGTCGGCCATAAACACTACCCCGACGTACACCATACCACCAAGGCCAACAAGCAACCCATCTTCATTCGCTGCGGCGCCTACAAGGTGAGAGAGGACTACGGCCAGCGACTGGGCGGCTACTCGGCCATACCCGCAGTACCGACCGTGATTCTCTACCCTGACCAAAAGAAGATGGTTCCCTTCATGGAAATCGAGGACGCGGCGAAGTGGCTGGAGAGCGAGCGGCGTTAAGGGGGGTGATGCCCCGTTCGCTACGACAGGGTAGCAAAAAGACTAGAGCAACCCCGCCCGATGAACCGTCTGCCCCGCATAGAGCATACCCTCTACTCCGCCTCGGCGGTGTAGCGTGGGGCGGGGGAGGGCGATTAACGTTTGCCACCTTAGCTCAATGAATCGGAAGGGGAGGGCGAGCACCCAGCAGGAGGTACCCATGCCTTACGTTCAGCTTTACAATCAAGACTGCGTGGAGGGCATGGCAAAAGTACCCACAGAGTCGATAGACCTGACCGTGACCAGCCCACCATATGACAATCTGAGAGACTATCATGGCTTCTCGTTCGACTTCGACGGGGTGAGCAGTGAGCTGTACCGAGTGACGAAGGACGGCGGGGTCGTGGTGTGGATAGTGGGAGATGCAGTGATAAACGGGAGCGAAACAGGCTCCAGTTTTCGGCAAGCATTAGGCTTCATGGAGGCAGGCTTCTTGCTACACGACACAATGATATACCGGAAGAACGCCTTCCCGTTTTCCGAGGTGAATCGCTACAACCAGGTGTTCGAGTATATGTTTGTATTGTCTAGGGGTAAACCCAAGGCGGCGCATATCACTAGGGTTCCCACAAAAATTGCAAACCGTAACCCTAACAAGAATAGCCGGAACAGGCAATCTGATGGAACGACGGTACCCATGCAGTACGATACGGGCAAAGAGGACCGAAATCGAGCAAATGTATGGACGTATAACGTTGGCTACATGCACTCCACTAAAGACCGATTTGCATTTGAGCACCCCGCCATATTCCCCGAAGCCCTAGCTCGCGACCATATTCTTTCATGGAGCAATGAGGGCGACACTGTGCTCGACCCTTTTGCGGGAAGTGGGACAACACTGAAAGTGGCACTTCAGCACGGACGTAACGCAGTTGGGTTCGAGATAAGCGCAGAATATTGTGATATTATCCGGCGACGGCTTGCTGCTGTGCAAATAGCGTTACCAATTTAGACTCGGCCCCACTATCATGACGGCAGAAAACCCTCAGGCAATTGGCCAACCAGCTGCGGCAGTCGGGTGGGGCCACACTCATTCTCCGAGCGGTGGAGCAACGACAGGGCGAATGACGGGCTGGAGGGAATGTGGGCCCGTGGGACTCGGAGACAATCATTCCCGCTCTGCCAACTCGAAGGCCTGCGTTCATATGTGGGCTTCTTACGTAGGGGCGGCGGAGCGGGCCAACTATGACAACGAGGTATCCATGGCTGGATGTAGCCCAACTGGACACACAGGGAGCCGGGAAAGCCGTGGGGGTTAGGAGTCGTAGGGGCGCTCAACAGTCATTATGGCCCCGCTCCCCAGTCGCGGCGATAATGCTCCCGATATACTGCGAGGCGTGGAGCTAGCCGCGAACGACCTATGCCCGTCCCGTGAGGCGCGGCCTGTAATCGGGGTTAGCTCCCTGTGTGTCCACCAACACCAACCCACTTCTACCTTTACCTTTTACTGAGGAGTGAGCCAACAGTGGTACGAGTGACTGTGTACTTTGGGCCGGATATGGAGCTGATTAGCGAGACGTTCAACGCACCAATCAAGGAGATACAAAAGCAGGTTAGAGACCAACTGGGCAAACTCGCCACCAAGCATAGCTTATTCATCATGGATGAGAGTCGCATATTGATGGTGCCCACTGGATGGATTCGTGCATTGCGAGTGACCGAGATAGATGAGCCAGACAGCAGGGAAACTGGCGACGGGAAGCCCACCATAATTGAGCGCAAGCAACCGCTCGACGCTGACGATATTCGCCGCATTATCCGCGAGGAAATAAACCAGCTGCCGTATGGTTATTGGACCCCACCTGATTGGACCGTCACCGTGAATCAGGTAGATGGCCCGAGTAAGACAAATGGCGAGTACTAGATAACCCGTGGGGTGCATGGCTGGAGAACGTTGCTCAGCTGTGCGCCCCGACACTATCACACGCAGGCTGAGCGAGACACCCGCTCCGGAGCGGGGTGTAGAGGGGCACAGCCAATGGTGTCTGGGCTGTGCGCCGGAGGGAGCCGGTGGGAGTCAGGAGGCTCCATGGCAAGCCGGGCCTGCAATACTATCACGGGAGAGGTGAGAGCATGGATTGGCAAGAGCAATTAAGGCAGGGCATAGAACACGAACTCGCAGACTGCCTCATCGCTGAATACGACGTTGAGGTTGAGCTTGTCGAGATACCACCCAAGGACGGCTATGTTTGCAAGGCCTGCACGGGCAAGAAAACCATCACCATTACAGTGTGGGACACCGACTTGAGCGATTTCGCAGGGGAGAGGTGAGAACATGAGTGGCCATTGGGTGTATGGGCGGCAGTGCCCAGTGTGCAAAACACATTATTCCTCGGATGAGCCGATTGAGTGGCGGTGCATGTGTCCGCGATGTCAGCGACAACGAGGCTTGAATAAGAACCACGCGCGCATCCAGCACCGCCTCCAACAGATACGGGAACGCTAAATGATCGGCCTCATAAGACTTCTCCTCATTGGCCTGCTACTCCTCCCCGGCCACTGGGTACAGGTCGAAGCCACCGCCTACACAGAGCAGTACGAGTCATGCCAGAAGGCCCCCAGCCACCCCGCCTACGGCATAACAGCTTCAGGCAAACACGTCGTGGAGGGCAGGACCCTCGCCTGTCCACCAGATTGGGAGTTCGGCACACGGGTCTACATTCCAGCCTTCCGCAACACGTTCATATGCGAGGACAGGGGAGGAGCTATCACCGAGGGCCACATCGACATCTACATGCAGGAGGTTTCGGAGGCGCTGGAGTGGGGGAGGCGAGAGATTATGGTTTACGTGATTAGCGACTAAAGAAGGTGAGACTCCATGGCTGGCCCCGGATACGCCTATAGCGATAAGGAGCGACTAACTTGCTTCACCTACTACTGCATGGGCAAATCTTTGGCCGAGATAAGCCGCGAACGCGAACCGTCCATACCAACGCTCCAGAACTGGGCGAGGCAGGATAACTGGGAGGCTCGCAGGCAGGCCATTAACGAGCGCGCCTGGCAGCGGGCCAGCGACGAGTTGGTAGAGCGCAAGGCAGAGTTCGTGGAGATTGCCTGGCAGAAAATCCGTACCATGCTCGACGAGGTGGACTCAAGGGAGCGGCTGGACAAGGCCGCCATTCACCACATGACCACAGCCATTGGCACGCTTATCGACAAGGCCCAGCTACTCTCCGGTGAACCAACGGAACGCAAAGAGGTGGACACGCTTGCCGACCGGGAAGAGCTCGCTGGCCGCATACGTCGCCTCGCTGAGCGAACAGAAACAGAAGCTGATACTGGATGACCTCGCTGCCTCCGACCCGCATGGGTCCGAGGGGCTCATGTACAACTGGGATTTCTGGGCGCGGCCCAAGCAGCTACCACCGGATGGCCAGTGGCGAATCTGGCTGTTACTTACCGGGAGAGGATACGGGAAAACTAGAGCGGGGGCAGAATGGGTTCGACAGCGGGTTGAATCCGGCAAGGCCCGTCGCATTGCACTTGTGGCCGACACGCCCGCCGATGCCCGGGACGTCATGATTGAGGGCGAGAGTGGGCTTTTGAATGTCTGCCCGCCATGGGATAGGCCGCTCTACGAGCCCTCCAAGCGCAGGCTTACCTGGAAGAACGGTGCCGTGGCCACTATTTACTCCTCACACAAGGCCAATCAGCTGCGCGGACCCCAGCACGACTCTGCATGGTGTGACGAACTGGCCGCCTGGAAATACCCGCAGGAAACCTGGGACATGCTCATGTTCGGACTCCGGCTCGGTGACGACCCCCGGGTCATAGTGACCACCACACCCAAGCCAATCCCGATTATCAAGGAGCTTGTCGCACGCTCCGAAAACCCCGAGGATGTGCGTATCACCCGGGGCACCACCTATGAGAACAGGGCAAACCTTGCGCCACCATTCTTCGCAGAAATTATCCGCAAGTACGAGGGTACCCGGCTCGGTAGACAGGAGCTCACCGGCGAGATACTGGATGATGCCCCCGGTGCACTCTGGAAACGGGCCACACTCGACAAGCTACGCCTCACCGAGGCACCAATACTTGAACGTATCGTGGTGGCGATTGACCCCGCCGTCAGTGTCAGCGATACCTCCAGTGAGACCGGTATTGTCGTGGCCGGTGTCGGCTATTCCAAGGCGCGTGGTGAGCGCGAACTACACGGCTTTGTACTTGACGACCGGACCGTTCGTGCCAAGCCCGACGCGTGGGCCAAACGCGCCGTCAACGCCTACGAGCAGTATGAGGCAGACCGCATTATCGGTGAGGTCAACAACGGCGGCGACATGATAGAGCACACGATTCACACCGTGGACCCGAAGGCCGCCTACAAGCAGGTCCGGGCCTCGCGTGGTAAAGCAATTCGCGCCGAACCGATAGCGGCGCTCTATGAACAGGGTCTGGTACACCACGTCGGCACGTTCGGTGACCTGGAGGACCAGCTGTGCTCGTGGGAACCGGGCGACCCCTCGCCTGACAGGCTGGACGCACTGGTGTGGGCGCTAACCGAGCTCATGCTGGGACGGCGACGCAATATCGGCAAGATAGATTTCTCGCTCAACGCACTGCTCAAGCGTCCGTCACGCTGGAAGGGACGGTAGGTAAGACATGGCTGAAAAGCTCGACCTCAAAATCTACGGCAAGCGCGGTCTCGCCCAGTGGGGCGGCAAGGTGCAGGAGGAGTTTTTGCGTGACCTCCAGTATGCCCGCCGCTACCGTACCTACAGGGAAATGCTCTACAACGACCCGGTGCTGGGGGCGGTATTCCGGCTGGTGGACCTCATGTGCCGCCAGGTGCCGTGGAACGCCGAGCCAGCTGACGATACTCCCGAGGCGCAGGAAGGGGCAGACTTTCTGGAATCGTGCCTGGGCGACATGTCCGACTCGTGGCAAAACACGCTGACGGAAATACTGACGTTTATCCCCTACGGTTTCTCGGTCCATGAACTGGTCTATAAGCGGAGGCAGGGCGAGGTGCCACCAGGCTACAACGCTTCAAGGCCCGGGAGTGGCCCGCAGCCGAGTCAGTACGACGACGGTAAGATTGGCTGGGCCAAGATTCCGATCCGCGCCCAGGATACCATTAGCACCTGGGACTTCGACGACTCTGGCGAGCTGCAGGGGCTCGCCCAGCGCCTGCCCAACAGCTACGAGACAGCGTATATCCCCTACCACAAGCTATTGCTCTTCCGTGCCGGTTCACACAAGGGTAACCCCGAGGGTATGGCAGTGCTGCGTAATGCCTTCCGTCCCTGGTACTTCAAGCAGAACCTTGAGAACATACTTGGTATCGGCGTGGAACGCGATTTGGCGGGCTATCCGATAATCGAGGGTGACCCCGAGATTCTGAAAGCGTTCGAGGACGAGTTCAAGGAGATAGTCACCAATATTCGCCGCGACGAGCAGGAAGGTGTTGTGCTTCCGGCCCCCCGCGACGACAACGGCGACCCGCTGGTCACAATCAAACTGCTCTCCACCGGCGGCCAGCGGCAGTTCGACGTGAAAAGCATTATCGAATATTACGACCAGCGTCTCGCCATGACGGTACTGGCCGACTTCCTGCTAATAGGTCACGAGAAAGTGGGCAGCTTCGCGTTGTCCAGTAGCAAAACCAACGTCTTTGCGATTGCTCTTGGTGCCTACCTCGACGAGATAACGAGCGTATTCAACCGCCACGCTATTCCGAGGCTGTGGCGGCTGAACGGCTTCGACATGGACACCATGCCCCAACTCGTACACGGCGATATCGAGAAGGAGGACATGGAACAGTGGACCAAGGCCCTGCTGCAGGCTTCGCAGGCAGGCTTTATTTTCACGCCGAGCCCTGACGGGCGAGTCGAAAGGCACGTGGCCGAAAAGCTCGACCTGCCCTATATAGACATGGAACTTCAGCGGGACCTTGCGGAGTAGCGAAAGGGGTGTACTTGTGGAAAAGATTCAGTTCGTGGCCTCACTGGCCAACACACTGAGCGCGATACGCTTACACGGTCAGGACAGTTCCTCGCGGCTTGATTTGGAGATACCGGCGAGTGAGGTAGCGCAGGTGGCGAGGCTACTCTTATATCAGGGACAGGCGTTCCTGGTCACGATTGAGCCACTGGAGCAGTAACACCAAACACATCAAAGGGGTGGACCAATGCAGGCGCTGGAACGCATACGGGACAAGGTTGCTATTGTGGGCTTTGCACCCACCTGGACCGAGGCACCGTTTCACTCTGACGACTACGAGATTTGGGGGCTCAACGAGCTCTACAAGATAATTCCTATCACCGATATTGAGCGCTACCGCTGGTTCCAACTCCACCGCGACTGGCGTACAGCCAGACGGGACGAGAACCACGTGGACTGGATAAAGGCCCAGCAAATGCCTATCTACATGTGGGACACCGAGGACGACGTACCCGCCTCGGTCGAGTATCCACTGAAAGAACTCGTGCAGTATATCGGCTATGCGGGCGACTACTTCACCAACTCAATCTCGTACATGATAGCCCTTGCCCTCCGCATGGACTTCCACCATATCGCTGTCTACGGCGTGGATATGGCACACACCATCGAACATGCTCAGCAAAGGCCCTCCTGCGAGTTCTGGCTTGGTCTCCAAAAGGGCAAGGAGCTCATGGCCCGTGATTGGGCTAAGGCTGGAATCTATAACGGCCCGCAGTATTCACTGTACGTGCCACAGGGCGCCGACCTCTTAAAGACCCCCTTCCTCTACGGCTACCAGTCCGACAATGCCTTCAAGGTCAAAATCAAGGGTCGCCTCAAGGAACTCACCGAAAAGCTGCAGGGTGCCAAGGGCCAGCTCAACGAAACCTCGACTGCCATGCAAAGAGCAGTTGGTTCGGTCCAGACCTTCCAGTGGATAGCCAGACAGTTCCCGCAGGACCAGAATCCCGTGGTGCAAATCGGCGACAAATCCGTACCATTGTGGCAGGTACTCGCTCCTGGTATGCAGTCCGAACAGCAAAAGGTGCAGCAAACCAAGGCCCAACTGCAGCAAAAGCAGTTTGAGCTACACCAGTACATGGGCGCACTCGGCAACATGGAATATATCGAACGGGCGTGGACGGTGGGGCTCGAAAACTGGGACCTGCTGCACGACGTGGATTCACCTGAACCCGAGGAGGTTGGGGTGACACCCAGCACGGGGCGATTGCCGAAGTCCTACGAGCTGCAGGCAGGGATTATCAGTGAGAGTTCACGCTAAGGGGTGGGTGGGGTGATGAAACAATTCGACCGACTACACACGATGGTGAAGGTCACTATCATCACGCTTGTTTGTGCCGCTCTCGGTGTCGCTGTGGCGGTCCTGCTAGGGCTTCAGCCCGAGTGGGCGTCCAGAATCATGCTAGGATCCCTGGCTATCGTGGCGTTGCTGCTTGAACATGATTGCCGGAAGTTGCGGCGCAAACTATGAACGTCGCCGTAGTCCAGGCTCGCCTCGGCAGCGAGCGCTTTCCGCGTAAGGTACTCGCAACAATCGGCGACTTCTACCTCCTACATCTTCTACTTGAACGCCTCCAGCACTGCACCACGCTCGACGAGATAGCCGTCACCGTGCCGAAGGAAGACACCGAACTCGCCACGCTGGTAAGGCTCTGGGGCTATCCCTGCTTCGCGACAGGAGTAGACCGCAACGTACTGGGTGAGTACGTGCATGCGGCCAACGAACTCGAAGCAGACACGGTGGTGCGTATCACGGGCGACTGCCCGCTCATTGACCCTGAGACAGTGGACCGGGTAGTACGGGCCTTCGACGAGGGTGTAACGCTCGCCACGAACGCCTACCCGCGCACCTACCCAAGAGGCTTCGACACGGAGGTTATCGCCTACTCGACGCTCCGCGCACTCGATAGCGTACCAAGCCTGACGCAGGATTGTCGCGAGCATCCAACGCGCTACCTTTACCAGCACGCTATTGATTTCAATGTTCGCAACGTGTGGGCGCCACAGGCACTGTGTAGGCCCGACTATCGGCTGTGTGTGGACGAACCCGAAGACCTCGAAGTTGTACGCAAGCTCGTGGCCGAGTTGGGGTACTGGGCCACGGCAGAAGAGATTGTGGGCTATCTGGACCGGAACCCGCTGGTGCTACAGCGCAACCGATTGATACGACAACACGCGGGACCGACCAATATGTAAAGGGGTGAAGTTGGGGTGAAACGCGAAGATTATGCGCCGTACATTGTGAGCCCAACAACGGCGACAGCATATCTCTGTCCGGCATGTTGCGGCGCAGGGCAACTGCGCCACATAGAAACCAATGAGGTCGTAGCATGTCTGCGCTGTAATGGCACAGGGTGGGTAGGACAGATAACTGACGCCGACCTGCGACGGGACTGGGGCGGCGCTGATGGGGTGTTGTTGGGGTGAGTGAGGCTTTCCGTTGTGACCATTGCGGCAAGTATTTCGACCACCCGTATCATGTACGGCTGTGTGTGGAGCGTAGGGACGACGTGGTGGAGTTTGGAGACGTCTTGCGGTTTGAGGTATGTAGTTGGAAGTGCCTGATTGCGTTTGCAAGAGAACAGATTGAAGAGGAGGGGAAACCATGAGAATCCCCCTCCGCCTCCGCTACAAGGGCCAAAGAGACTATCTCCACGGCACTGACATGTACGACGCGGTAGTACAGCTCTTTGGCGATTTCGACTCGCTCTATATGGAGTTTCGGCACTGGGCTCGCGGCCCACTTACATTGATTGTAGACGAGGACGAACCGCCGTTCTGGAACGTGAAGTTCGATATTGAGACTGACGGCAAGAAACGTAAGGGTTGGCTCGTGGTACGTCCAGGCGAGATACGGGGCAGGAATCCCTGCCGCGAGGGCGAGGTACGGGTTGAGCACGATTGGGGTGATTGGTGGGCGATAACCGGGCGCGGGCAGTGTAACCCGATAGAGACGGTGGTGGCCGCGAATAAGCACCTGCATATCGCGACCTATGGCCCGAGTAAGTGGGCACTGACCAACCTGTTCTTACACCGTCCCCTTGACGGCAGTGAATGTCACCTCTGCTACGAGGGGCGCTGTGGCAGTCCCAAGTTTACCGAGTCCAGCATCTACGACAACGAGGAACATGTGGGCACAATACGCTTCGCCCGGGTGGACGGTGCATGGTGATACCTGCACAGAACCCCATGGACCTGCGCGACTTGACCGACAACTACCACGGTTTTGACCGTCACCCTGTGCTCGGTGTGAGTACCCCTGAGGATTCCGATACGTTCACGCTCTGCTTCGTCGAGACGGGTAATATCCCCGAACGCGGTATCGTGGTCTGCGATATGGGCGAACCACACGATTATCGGGCCATAATCCCGAGCAGTAACCCACGGCTGACCTTTGCGCTACTGCTACACAAACTCTTCCCAAGCGGTCCACCACCACCAACGCTCAACGTGGCTCGTAGTGCAAATATTGCTCGCGAGGCCGTATTGGGGGCAACAGGGCTATCTTACGCACAGGACGGTCCCGAATACGTCGAAGTCTATCACCTTGGCGGGGTAGTCATTGGCGAGGACGTGGACCTTGGCCCCTACACCGTGGTCATGCGCGGCAACCTCATGGATACCCGTATCGGCGACGGCACCAAAATCGGCAACCGAGTCACAGTGGGCCACAACGTGCAGGTGGGTAGGAACTGCTTCATTGCCCCGGGTGTGGTACTCTGTGGCTCATGTGTGCTCGAAGATAATGCGACTGTGTACGCCAATGCAGTGGTGCTAAACCATGTACGGGTAGGTGAACGTGCAACCGTGGGGGCTGGGGCAGTGGTGACACGGGACGTACCGGCAGGGGTGACGGTGGTGGGGGATCCGGCGAAAGAGATTGGAAAGGGGTGAACTGGGTGGCTGAGCGGCATTACTTTGTGCGCTATGAGCAGTACAATCCATACGCAGGAGGCGCGGAAACGCGCACGGCCACAATCAACATACACCCGCTAGATTGGCTTCGGAAAATGCAACAGGAAGCCGTTGAAAGCGAGCGAGCCAGAGAACTCACTTTCAAAATGGGGCCTATACGGTACAACCTTGTTTGGTGGCAGGACATAACCGACTACGTGCAGAGTAAAAGACCATGACCACCTACATTGTCGCCGAAATCGGCCTAAACCACCAGGGCGACACGGGCCTTGCAACTGAGCTGATTGACGCTGCACATGAGGCCGGAGCCGACGCAGTGAAGTTCCAGTACGTGGTAGCTAGTGGAATCTGTACACCCGACTCAGAGTATTACGCCACCTTCCGTCGTGGTGAACTCGACCATGAGGACTATGAAATGCTTTACGCCCACGCCAATGCCTTGGGCCTCGACGCCTTTGCGACGGTAGTGAGCGTTCCTCTACTCGACGACGTACTGGACCTCAATCCGCCGCAACTCAAGGTCTCGAGCTCGAACCTGACCAACCTGCCGCTGATTGACGCTATCAACGAGACAGGCTGGCCGGTATTTCTCTCCACAGGCGGGTGTACGCTCGACGAGATACGCACAAGCGTCAAACGCCTACGCAACTGCGACGTGACGCTCCTGCACTGTGTCATGGCGTATCCGGCCCAGAACGCGAATCTGCGGGCAATCACGACGCTTCAACGGGCCTTCCCGAACTTTCGGATAGGCTACTCCGACCACACGCTCGGGAACCTTGCCTGCATGATAGCGGTTGGCTTGGGTGCAACCGTTATTGAAAAGCACTTCACACTGGATAAGACCATGGAGGGCCCCGACCACCACTTTGCCTGTGAGCCCGACGAATTAAGGCAATTGGTTGCCGACATTCGCGAGACCGAACGCCTGCTCGGCGACGGCAAGAAATGGCCGCTTGCGGAGGAGCAAGAATTACTGCGCGTGGCAAGACGGTACGTGGTTGCGAGCAAGCGCATTACTGTGGGTGAGAGATTAACTGGGGCCAACCTTGGCTGTAAGCGGACGGGGCACGGCGGAATCGAGCCCCGCGACATGCACGCACTTTACGGTAGGCAGGCACCACGAAACTACGCGCCTGACGAGGCGATTCTCTGGGAGCATTTTGAAAAGGGGTGAATTGAATGGATTGGCCCAGTTTTCTGTGGGGCATAGGAACTACGTTAATGGTCTCATGCATTGCGGGGTGGCTTATGAGCAATCGCATGGAGGCGAGTTACCGCAAGGCGCAAGCGCGACTAGAAAAGGCCGAGGCGCGCCAAACTGAAGCAGCATCAGGAACATCGAAAGTGGGCATCGAGCTTGATGAATGGCTCAAAGAAGCCCCGATTTATCTCGCTAGGGCGAAGGTCAATGAAATCAGGATAGGCCTTCGAGGGGATTGTGAAAATAATAAACTGGACCGCATTCGCCGAGACGACTATCAAGTTGGCATATTTGACGGCAAAGTAGTGGATATAGATATACCCAAGCTTGGCGCTTATGATGTGTGGAATAACAAATATTCCATCAAGATTCCTGAGGGCATGTGGATAGACCTGCGTGCAGCACTAGGTTGGCGTGCCGATGTAGAGCCCATGGTCTACGAAGATCTTAAAGATCGCAAGCCATGAACGTCCTCGTCATAGCAGCACACCCAGACGATGAGAGCTTCATGGGTGGGAGCATTTCGAGAAGGGGTGAGCTGGGGTGAGGACTATAATCTCAAGCATTATTGGCGGCCTGACGGGGCTGGGTTTGGGTTGGTTGGGGTATACGTGGATGACTGTTGAGTTCTGGCTTGCGTTGTTCTTTGTGTTTGCTGTGTATGTTGCTGGTTACACTGTTGGACGGCTGACGGAAATGGACTACTGGACATGAACATCCTCATCGTAGCGGCACACTGCGATGACGAGAGCTTCATGGGTGGCACTATCGCGAGGCATGTGGCTGAGGGTGATACGGTCTACCTTATGACGCTTTCAAGGGGCGTGGCTTCGCGCTTTGGGGGCAATGCGTTAGGTAGAGAATTCGCGCAAATAGAGCGTATGAACGCGCTTGAGCGTGCAGTAGGGGTGCTGGGCTTCACAGACTACAGACAGGCCAATGAACCTGACCAGCGCCTTGACCAAGTTGCGTTGCTGGACATTGCTAAACATGTTGAGTTCATGCTCGAAAACTTCAACCCCCACACCGTCTACACCCACTCCTACGCCGACCTGAACCAGGACCACCGCCGCGTACACGAGGCCACACTGATAGCCTGTAGGCCGCACAGCAGTAACGTGAAGGCGATTTACGCCTACGAGGTACCCAGTAGTACGGAATGGGGCCTGAGACCGTTCAGACCGAACCACTTCGTTGATATTGGCGATTATGAGCAGACCAAACTGGAGGCGCTTAGCTGCTACGAGAGCGAACTACGCGACTTCCCACACCCGCGAAGCATGGAGGCCATCTGCGCCCGTCACCGTTACTGGGGTTCGGTGGCCGGGGTTGAATGTGCTGAGGCGTTCGAGACGGTGCGGGAGGTATGCTGAAAGGGGTGCTTGTTGGGGTGAGCGATACTATTAGCATATCGGTATCGCCAAGCGGGAGTACGCAGACCGTTGATTTGATTTTGACCCGCCAGACATGGGAGAAGATAGGCAAGCCTGACGATAGACAACTGGGCGAGAGGTTCCATAAGCAGATATACGAGTATCTATGGGCAATAGGCAAGGCGACCACATTATGACACTCACGCTCGCCCCACTCACTGCCGAGTATGCTGAGCAAATCCGTCAGTGGCGCAACGAGAATTTAGCCCCCTGGCGAACACCGTTCTACCTCACTGAAGAAATGCAACGCGACTGGTACGAGCGTGTTATCTGCGACAGGAACTCCAACCGCCGTTCGTGGGCTGTATTGGAAGCCGGAGAGTTCGTGGCGCACGCTTCACTCGTCGGTATCCAGTGGGAAAACCGCACTGCCGAGATTGCGCTGAATGTGCGGCCCGACCTGCGTGGGCAGGGGCTTGGAGCACAGGTGGTCGAACTAATCCTTGAACAGGCGTTCGACTATCTCGGGCTGGAGACCGTGTACGGTGAGTGCTATGCGTCGAACCCCGCTATCGACTTCTGGCAACGCATGGCGGACCGCTACAACGCTTACACGACGGTGTTGCCCAAGCGGAAATACTGGGCGGGGGAGTTCTGGCCGTCGCTGTGGTTCTCGTTTAATCGTGCTGACTGGCAGGAGCTCAAGGTGGAGGTGGAAGCGTGAGCTACCACGACGTGCTCAAGGCTGCAGAGGAGTTCGAGGCGGCCACAGTTACGTTTCGCGAAACTGTGCTCAGCGAGGACAATCCGGGCGACGCGCTCTACAGGGCAGCTCTAGCTTTTGGCGTAATTCACGGTAGACCACTGGACCTCGACATGACCGAGCTGCTACCCGTGTTTCAGGAGGTGGCGCAGCGAGGGAAATTGGATTTGGCAGGACTGGGGTGGAAACAGAACGAGAAGGGGTGACTACCGGGGTGACGCTCAACAACACAACCATTCTTCTGACCGGGGGTACGGGGTCCTTCGGTCACGCTTTTTGCAGGGAAGTTCTGGCGAACCACAGCCCACATGCAATCCGTATATTCAGCCGTGACGAGAAGAAGCAGTACGACATGCGCTGTGAGTTCGGCGACGATCCAAGGCTACGTTGGCTCATAGGCGACGTGCGCGACCGCGAACGGGTCATAAGAGCGGCCACCGGTGTGGACGTTATCGTTCATGCCGCAGCACTAAAGCGTATCGAGGTCTGTGAGTACAGCCCCGACGAGGCTGCCAAGACCAACATTAACGGCACCACCAACGTGGCCGACGCGGCGATAGCGAACCACGTCCCACGGGCGATACTCCTAAGCTCGGACAAGGCTACAGTCCCCGTTACGCTATACGGCGAAACTAAAGCTGTTGGTGAGTCCATGTGGGTCTACTTCAACGGCTACGCGACCCACTCGGGCGCTCACCTGTCGGTTGTCCGTTATGGCAACGTGCTCGGTTCACGCGGTTCCGTGGTGGAAATCTGGGCGAAGCAACGCGAAGCGGGCTCCATTCAAATCACCGACCCCAGCATGACGCGCTTCTGGATAACGCTGCCTGATGCTGTACGGTTCGTCATTGACCGGCTTGGCGACATGACTGGTGGCGAGATATTCGTACCGCAGCTCAAGAGCATGAAGCTTGCTGACCTGGCCGAGGCAATCGCTCCCAACGCTGAGCACGAAATCGTGGGCCTCCGCGCCTACGAACGGAGCTACGAGGTGCTTATTACTGAGGAGGAAGCCGCACACACACTCGACATGGGCGATTACTACCTGATACAGCCAGTGAGTCCCTACTGGGGTAGACAGGACACGAGCGGGAAGCGCGTACCCGAAAATTGGAGCTACAGGTCAGACACGAACACCGAGTGGCTGGACGTTGAAACCATGCGAGATTTGCTTACCACCGTGGGGGTGACGGTGTGACGGACTACCTCCCTTACGCAGCTCACGAAATAACACAGACCGACATAGACGCCGTGGTCGAGGTGTTGAAAGGCGATAGGTTAACACAGGGACCGAAGGTGGCCGAGTTCGAGCAGGCACTATGCGAGGTGACGGGGGCGAATCATGCCGTGGCGGTCAACTCGGGAACGGCGGCGCTCCATTTAGCTCTACTCGCCGCAGGGGTGGGCCCGGGCGACCAGGTAATAGTACCTGCACTCACATTTGCAGCTACCGCCAATGCGGTGCTCTATTGTGGGGCTACACCGGTGATGGCTGACGTGGGCGAGGACCTGACTATTGACCTCGACTGCGTGGATACCCTTATGAACGACGACGTAAGGGTAGTTATGGCCGTGGACTTTGCTGGATTACCTGCGGAGTGCCGAACACTGGGAGCTTACGTGACCGAGGCTAACCTGGTTGGCCAGGAACTGTACCTGATTTCCGACGCCTGCCACTCATTGGGTGCTTGTAACACCGAGTACCCTGACTTCACCTGCCTCAGTTTCCACCCCGCCAAACACATCACGACCGCTGAGGGTGGAGCGATACTAACGAATGATGAACAATCCGCCAATGGCATACGGGCACTACGGAATCACGGTCAGGCGCCCTACGTGGACTGGGAACGACTGTTAATCGCTACCGGCTATAATTACCGCCTGTCAGACATTCAGGCCGCACTCGGATTAAGCCAGCTGGCGCGACTCGACCGCTACCTCGATGCCCGTCGCGAACTGTGGACTATGTACGACCTGTGCCTCGCAGGGGTTGACGGGCTACAGCTCCCACCGTGGCCCGAAGACAGGCTTCATGCGTGCCATATCTATCCGGTACAGTTGCCCAAAAGCGCTGACCGCCAAGCTGTCTACCACTACATGCACAAACACGGCATAGGGGTGCAGGTCCACTACAAACCACTGCATCAAATGAGTCTTTATCACAAGTACGTGCGACCCGGGCAGACATTCCCGAACGCCGATGCTTACTACGAACGAGCCCTAACACTTCCTCTATTTCCGGCCATGACCGCCAACGATGTGGACCGTGTGGTTGAGACGCTGAAGGACGCATTGGGGGTGAACTGATTGCTCTGGTTGTGGGACAGAATCGTTGAGCTTTACCGCTGGTGGCGGTGGCGACTACTTAGTCGCAAGCACGAGCGGCTGGGCTACCGTGAATTCTGTACGCTTCGCGAACCGTGGCTGCGAAAGGGCGACGTTGTACAGGTCATTGACGAACAGCACCACTACGACTATCAGGTGAAGGTTTGCGGTGCTGTATCGAGACCCGACGGTATGACAAGCGTTTGGTGTGTACCGATATTGAAGGAGTGACCCCATGCGCTTCGTCTTCCGCGCACCAGTACACAAACAGGACCGTTTCGAGCCCACCGACGTACCCATAGACGATACTGAATGGTTGTACGTGCATCGAGCCGCTGATAGCCGTGTGGCCCGGGTCGAGGAGGACGTGCTACGGGCCTTGCGCCAGCTCAATCAGGACGTAAACGTAGAACAGGTACGCGCCATACTCGCCGGGGCAGTGACGAAAGAGCAGGCCATACAGCAGGTAGTTGAAGCTGTAGCCAGTGGGGTACTGACAGCTGAATTGGGCGCTATCATGGGCACACTACGCGAGGTTATCCGTGATACGTCACTGACGGCAGCCATACGTACCACCCGGCAATTAGGGGTAGGGTTATCGTTCAATATCGACAATCCCTACGCTGTACGCTACGCCGAACAGCAGGGCGCAAGACTTATTACACGGGTCACTGACGAGACAAGACAGGCTGTACGTCGTATCGTCAGCCGGGCCATTGACCAGGGGGGCCACCCCTACGAACAGGCACGGCGTATCCGCGAGGTTGTGGGGCTCACCGAACAGCACGCCTTGGCCGTTGACAGCTACCGGCAGGGGCTCCTGGAAGAGGGCTTTAACCCGCTTTACGTGGACCGTATGGCCTCGGGCTACCGTGAACGACTACTTACCTATCGGGCGCGAAATGTGGCCCGTACAGAAACACTGAACGCCGCCAACGCCGGTTTGCAGGCGAGCTGGGAGGACCTCGCCAACAGGGGTATACTCGACCCGACCCGGACCCGCCGAGTCTGGATTACCACACCCGACGACAGGCGCTGTATCTACTGTGCGGCCATGGACGGCCAGGAGGTGGGATTGACTGAACCGTTTCATTCAGACCAGTTCGGCGAGGTCATGTTCCCGACGCTCCATCCGTCATGCCGTTGCACAGTGGGGTTGATTTTCAATGCCTGATGAAATCGAGGTACGCTGCGCATGTAATCGGCTCCTGGCCCGGGTGGTAAAGCCCGTCAAGGGCCTGGAGCTCTACTGCACGAAATGTAAGCGACGCTGGGTGTATTCGTCAACGGGTGAATGTGAATACATGCACGAGATTCGAGAGACGCGCCAGTTTGTACCGCTAGTGCTGGCGTGGGGTAGTACGGGGTTAATGTGAAAGGGGGGGGGTGGCGTGAGTGGCTAAGTTCCGCAAGAAGCCAGTCGTGGTTGAGGCACACCAGTGGTTCAAGAACGGTGACCATCCACTCGACGGGGACAAGGATACCGAGGGTGAGCTCGTCCGATACTACCGACGGCCTGGCGATGACGGCGACCGTCTTTGTGAGAAGTGCGGTGAGCCGATGCACGACCACGGGTGGGTCGACACCCTGGAGGGCGGACACATCGTCTGTCCGGGCGACTGGATTATCCAAGGTGTGCAGGGCGAGTTCTATCCCTGCAAGCCGGACATCTTTGAGGAGACTTATGAACCAGTCAGGGATTTTGCAGAGCAGGTAGCCGACAACGTGAAGCACGCTTGGGAAAATTACTGCTAATATATAGATAACCCGACAACCACATATTCACAGCGCCCACTAGCGGCCCTCAGTACGGGAAACCGTGCCGGGGGCCGCTTTTGTGTTTGAGGAGGTGTCTAAATGCCATGGGCGGTTGACGACGTGGATGAGCACAACCAGGGCCTCAGCGACGAGCAGAAACGCCAGTGGGTGGCCGTGGCTAACGCCGCTTTAGCCCGGTGCCAACAGGAGGGCGGGTCGGACTGCGAGGCCTCAGCTATCCGGCAGGCCAACGCAGCTGTGAAGAAACAGGCCTGGAGCCGTGAGGTCGGCATTATCAAGCGCGACGACGACCAGCAGCTCGTGTTCGGCTGGCTCAGTGTCAGCGAGGACGCGGCTGGGAACAGGGTCGTTGACAAGCAGGAAGACATTATCTCCCCCGCCGAGCTCGAACGGGCCGCCTACAACCACGTGCTCTACTTCCGCGAGGGCGCAGAAATGCACAAAAAGCGTGGTGTTGGGCGGCTAGTCGAATCGATGGTGTTCACCGTCGAGAAACAGCAGGCGCTGGGCATACCGCCGAACACCGTACCCGTTGGCTGGTGGGTGGGTTATCACATAGCCGACATCGAGGTATGGCAGAAAGTCAAGTCCGGCGAGTACACCGCGTTTTCCATCGGCGGTTCTGGTCGGCGAAAGGAGGTAGCCATTGAAACATGACCACTGAACTGGTTGACCTTGAGGTCGAGGAGGCCTCACTGGTTGACCAACCCGCCAACCCGCTGGCCAAAATCATGCTGTTCAAGCGCGACACCAATGTTGATAAGGCCGAATGGACCACCGCCTTCGTAAATGACCTCCCCGATAGTTCATTTGCGATTATCCTGCCGGGTGGTGAGAAGGACGAGAACGGCAAGACCACGCCACGCAAGCTTCGCAAGCTCCCCTACAAGGACGCTTCCGGCGAGATAGATATACCCCACCTACGTAACGCGCTGGCCCGCCTGCCACAGGCCGACCTCACCGAGGAACAGCGAGCGAAAGCACGGCGCAAGCTCGTGGCCGCTGCCCGAACAGCCGGGGTCGAGGTCAGCGAGAAAAGGAGTGAGACTGTTGTGAATGACCAGGAGAAGACACTGCTGCAAAAACTGCGCGACTGGCTCAACGGAGACTGGGTAAACGAGGATCCACCCACCCCCGCGCCGGTTGACAAGAAGGAGGTTAACGAAGTGGCCGACCCCGTACAGACCAAAACCCCTGAGGAGACCGTGTCCAAGGCCGACCTTGACGCCCTGCGTGAGGAACTCGAAAAGCGCGACGAGGAGCTCCAGAAGCGCGACGAGCGAATTCAGAAGCTCGAGGACGACGCCAAAATCAGCAAGTTCGTGGACGTGGCCAAGTCGAAGTACGCCGCGATTGCCAAGGCCGACGAGCTTGGGCCGGTGCTCAAGCGGGCGGCTGAAACGCTTTCCGAGGAGGACTTTACGTACCTGGAGCAGCTGCTGAAATCCGCGCAGGAGTTCGCCGAGCAGAGCAGGGCCTTCGAGGCGCTGGGTAAGGCCGGTGAACCCGACGCGGACAGCCCCGAGGGCAAGCTGGAGCAGCTGGCCAAGGCCCACCAGAAGGAACACTCCGACCTGACCTACGAGCAGGCCTATGCCGTGGTCCTGCGCGAAAACCCCGAGCTCTACAACGAGCTCCGCACGAACGCGAGGTGAATTGAATGAGCGCCTACGAACAGTCTGGTTTCAAGATTGGCACACTGCGTGCTGGGTCCACCATGACCGGCAAGCAGTACTACGGCGTGGTGGTCTCCGCCTCGACACGCGGTTACTTCGCACTGGCCTCTGACGAGGAACAGCCGATTCTGGGCGTCCTGCAGAACGAGCCCGGCCAGGGCGAGGTTGGCGAGATTGTCGTCACCGGTGTCAGCAAGATTTACACCGACGGGTCGGTCGTGCAGGGTTCGGAAATCACCTGCACCACTGACGGCGTGTTCACCGTGGCGACCTCCACCGAGTTCCGCAACGGCTGGTGTATTGACGGTCCAACCTCCACGGGCTCCACTGGACGCATTCTTACCGGCCTGATTAAGGCCCTTGATGTCGGCTAATCGAAAGGAGTGAACTAGCCTAAATGGCACAGCCCAAACGCACTGAAGTCCATGTTGACCAGCCGCTGACCAACCTGTCGATAGCCTATATCCAGCAGGCCGATAACTTCGCCGCTGACTCCATAGCCCCCCGTGTACCAGTCCAGAAGCAGTCCGACAAGTACCCGACCTACACCAAGTCCTACTGGATGCAGAACAGCGCCCGCCGTCGGGCACCCGGTACCGAGTCCGCTGGCTCGGGCTACGGTATTGAGTGGGCCACCTACGAGTGCGAGGTCTGGGCGGTACACAAGGACCTCGACGACCAGACGGCGGCCAATACCGACAACCCGCTCGATGCCACGACCGACGCTGTAAACTTCGTCACCGAGCAGATGCTGATTGCCCGCGAGTCCCAGGTGGCCTCCACGGTGTTCCAGGCCTCGACCTGGACCGGCTCGACCACGGGTGCCGATATCAGTGTCAGCACGAAGTGGGACGACGCAACAAGTACGCCGATTGAGGACGTGCGCACGCAGGCCTTCAATATCCGCGAGGTCACCGGGCGCAAACCTAACCTCATGGTGGTGGGTCCCGAGGTCTTCGCCAAGCTGGCCGACCACCCCGACATTCTTGACCGCATCAAGTATACCCAGCGCGGTATAGTCACCCCCGACCTCATAGCCGCCGTGTTCGACGTGGACCGCTTTGTTATCCCGTTCGCGACACGCAACACCGCCGAGGAGGGCGCCACTGGTTCTTACTCGTTCTTCTGGGGCAAGAATGCCTGGCTCGGACACGTGGCCCCGAACCCGGGACTACGTACCCCGTCAGCACTCTACAACTTCATCTGGACGGGTTACGCAGGCGCCAACGCCTACGGTATCGGTGTTGACAGCTTCCGCATGGACGAACTGAAGGCCGAACGCTACGAGGCCGAACTGGCCTTTGATGTGAAGGTAGTCGGTGCTGACCTCGCCGCCTACTTCACCAGCGTAGTGAGCTAGACTGACCACACATAGTAACCAGGGCAGAACCCCGGGCCGGGGTATTTTTATGCCCGTTAAGGAGGTTTTGCCATGACACACAGATACGTGGTGCGGCGTGGGTTCAACTGGGGTGGCCACGCCTTTACACCCGGTGCCCCGGTGCCCGGCTGTATCGTGGACGAGCGCCCAATCCAGACCATGATAGCCCACGGGCATATCGTACCCCGCCAGCACCGTTACCCGAGGTACGTGGCCACGGAATCACTGACTGTAAACGGTAAACAAATCACACCCGGTACCCGGCTCAGCCCCCGCCAGGTCCCCCGGCGCAACCTGGAGGCCCTGGTCGAGCTGGGTAAAGTCGAAAAGCAACCCCCCGAGGTGTACTACTGTATGTGCGGGCGCAAGTTCGACACTCCACAGGCACTCGGTGGACACCTCGGTAAATGCCCAATCTGGCAGGAATTCAAGCACAGAAACGAGGTGAACTGACTTGGGCTATGAAAAGATTCACCGTTGCCTGCTGGCCCCCTACGGTCTCGACGTGCGCTCTGCCAATATCACCTTCGACGGCTCCTCGGGTTTTGACCTGAAGCTCGGTGACGCGGCTGGGGCGTATGCGTTTAACGTCTACGACTCCGCCACGGCACTGCAGGCCAATATCAACTCTGACGGCAAGGTCTCGGCCAAGAGCGCCGAGACCAGTGGCGGCGTGACGGTCGGCGGGGCACTGACCGTGGCGGGCTCCGCCGCGTTCAGTGGTATCGTAACCGAGCCGGTGGAAATACTCGCCAGCTCCTCCAACACCACGCTCAACGCCTATGGTATGTCGGTAATAACCACCACCGGTTCCTCGGCTGGCGTGGTGGCGACGCTACCCGTTCCCAGTGCTGGCCAGTGGAAGGTGATTGCGGCTTCGAACGCTTCAACGGGCAAGCCAGTCTATGTAATTCCGGCCAGCTCGGTCTACTTTGGTAATGGCACGAATCGTAAGGCCACACTCGACGCCGCCAACGAGGTAATCACGTTGGTGGCGCAGTCAACGGTGCGCTGGCAAATCATCGGCAACGTCGGTTCGGTGGCCTTTGCCACCACGTAACCCTGAACCCACGGGGAGCGTGGGGTACTCCCCGTCCCACTTTTCCCCGAAAAGGGGTGATACAACTTGACCAATATCCAGCAGGTAACCCGAAAGCGTGGCCTGCCGGTCCCGACCCAGTTCATGACCGACTCCACCTCCACGGGTACCTCGACGGGCTACAACCTCGGGGGCACCTACGGCTCGTTTAGCATTCAGGCCACCTACTCCACGGCCCGGGTGTCGGCGCTCAAGGTATACCTACAGGGCTCGCTCAATGGCACGAACTACGGCGATATCTCGGGCTCGACCTGGGACTTGACCAGCGAGGGCTACGGCGGGTTGAAGTTCGTCACCGGTAAACCCGTCAGCCATGTGCGCTCCGTACTCGACACACTTACGCTGTCCACGGGTTCCACTGCGCTACCCAACGTGGACGTGTGGGTGGGGGTGGCAGAGTGACGTTTACCTACAACTCCACCGGCCTCTCAAGCGATACCACGAGCCAGGTCCGACTGTTAATTCGCGACAACTCCTCTGGCAGTTACGAGTTCGAGGACGAGGAACTGGACTGGCTTGTCAGTGACAACCCCAACGTCTACTACGCCGCAGCTGTGGCCTGCGAGACACTCGCCAGCAAGTATTCGAGCTACGCCAACAAGCAGGTCGGGGACCTCAAAATCTCCTACCGTAACCAGTCGGCGGAATATCTCTCACTAGCAAGGGCACTCCGACGCAAGGGCGCTATCTCGGCGTTCACACCCTATGCAGGCGGAATCTCTGTAAGCGACAAGGACAGCTACGAGGCCGACACCAACCGCGTGGTACCGGCGTTCCGGCGTGATTTACACCAGCACGGCAGCTACACCACATCCACCTGAGAGGCGGTGACACCCCTTGGCAGAAGCGGCGTTCAATGAATTATTAATTCATACCGCCACGGTCTACTCCACCTCTGGCCTGACTGAGACCGGCAATATTACTTGGTCCACCTCAGGCACGGACTACCACGCCCGGGAGGTTAACCGCCAGACGCTCGTGTACGACGAAAACGGCACCGAACAGGTGGCCCAGACGGTTATCTGGATAAACTGCACCGGTGATTTGTCGCCGAACATGAAGCTGGTGGTCAACGGTTCGACGTACACTCATGCCCTGCGGCTCGATAAGTTCCCCGACGAGACCGGCACCCACCATTACAAGGCGTACTACGGCACCTCGAAGCGGGCGATTACATGAAGGTACTGGACTACAAGGTGGAGGGCCTTAACGAGGTATTGGCCCAGTTTGCGGAGGCGGCCCAGCACGCCCCCCGGCTGGTTTCCCAGGCAGTCTACGAGGAGGGCGAGGCGCTCATGACGAGCGTGAAGGCCGACCCCGACTTCCCAGTGGATACGGGTGCACTCAAGAGCTCGGGCCGCGTGAAACAGCCCGAAATACGCGGCACGTTCATTGACGTGGAACTGGGCTTTGGCGGTGCCGCTGCACCCTACGCATTGTACGTCCACGAGGGCACCGATCCGTACATTATCACACCCAGGAAAAAGAAGGTGCTGGCGGTGCCGGTCGGCGACTGGGACGGCCCCGTCAATCCCTACAACGCCCGCGAGCTACCCAAGTTGTCGAGGGATGGCGCCTACGTGATACTTGGCCGTCGCGTGAAACACCCCGGTATCGAGGGCCAGAAGTACCTCGAACGCCCGGCACTCAAGTGGTTTGAGCACATTGACGAGCGGCTGGCCGCGAAGGTCAGGCAGCTCATGGAGGGGCTGGGCTAATGCTCTTACAGGAGATAGTCGAGTATATCCGCACCCAGTCCACGGGCTTTGTGCGCGGCACGAACCTGTTTCGCGGGTTCTGGCACGACGTACCCGACACGGCTACTCTGGTACGCGAGTACGGCGGCAGACCACCCCAACACACGTTCGGCTCCACCACACCTGAATGGGAGGCCCCGCGTATTCAGGTGCTGTGTCGCTCCAAGTCCTATGACACGGCCCGCGACAACGCCGAGACTATTTACCGACTCTTAGATAACGTCAGCAACCAAACACTTACTCCCAGCACTTCTGCAACCGGTACACGCTACCTCAAGATTGACGCCCAGCAGAGCCCATTTTCACTGGGTAGAGACGACAATGACCGTGCGATTATCGGCTGTAACTACGAGGTCTGGAAGGAACTTTCCACGTAAAAGTTATGGCCCGGCTAGGCCCCGGGACGCCGGGTGACCGAAAAGCGGCCCCACCCCACCGCCTGCCGGGTTTGATTATCTGTCTACCACAAGGAGGGACCAGTTAGTGGCCGACCCAGGCAAGCAAGCAGTAGTACAGGTCTCAACCTCAACCGACGGTTCCAGCGGCACCAATATCGGCGGCATGGACTCCATCACCATGAACGACGGCACGAACCTGATTGACGTGACGGAGTTCGGCGTGGACAACATCCAGCGAATCGAGGGCCTGAAGGACGTATCGTTCACCATCAGCGGCTCCTACACCACGGGCGCGGGCCAGAACAAGATAAAGACCGCCAAGGAAAACGGCAGCATGGTCTATATCAAGTTCTACCCGCTATCAACCGGCTCTGCCGGGTTCAAGGCCCGCTGCCTGTGCAGCACCATCAACATTGACACGTCACCACCGGACCGCGTGGCTGTAAGCTACGAGTTCCAGAACGCCTCCAGCTCCGGTATCTCCAGCGCCTAAAAGGAGGGACAGCCCGTGGCATTAGCCGGTAAAGGGGCACTCGTGAAGGTCACGGGCGCCTCGGTAGCATTCTCCAGCGAGACCATGATAACCTCTGACAACCTGACCTACACCCTGTCAAGTAGCCTCCAGAACGAACCATGGGACCCGACCGCCAACATTACCATTACCACCAGCTCGGGCGGTACAGTTTCAGGCTATACCACTAACCGGCTGAAGGGCGAGATAACGTTCTCCTCCTCAGCCTCGCGTACTCTTAAGGCCTCCGGCGAGTATCGCACACTCTCGACACTGGCCAAGGCCAAGGAAGTCAATATCAACCTCGTGACCAACCTGTTCGACGTGCCCTACTTCGGCGTGGACGCGATACCGCGTATCCGCACGCTCGAAAGCGTCAACGGCACGCTCGGCAAGTGGTACGATACCGACCGTTACTTCTACGACGTGGTGAGCTCTACCAGCGAGCCCAATCCACTGTTATTGGAATTCTATGCCGCGTCCACATCAAGCTACACGCTACGGACGTGGATTATGGCCAACGCAGACGAGATAGCGAGCGTGATTGACGGCTCCGTGGAGGACACGCTTTCCTTCGAGAGCACACCTGACACTGACGACCGACTCTATACCTTCAACACCTGAATGGGGTGAACTGAGCATGACTGAACCAAAACTACTGAGCAGGCAGGACATACTGGGAGCCAGCGACATCCAGCAGGAGCTGGTATCTGTGCCCGAGTGGGGGGGCGCAGTGTATGTGCGTGGCATGACCGGCACCGAACGCGACAGCTTCGAGGCCAGTATCACCGAGGGCCAGGGGCGTGACGTGAAGATAAACGCGCAGAACCTGCGGGCGAAGCTCGTAGCCAGGAGTGTGGTGGACGAGAACGGCAAGCCGCTGTTCTCAAAGGCCGACGTGGAAGCGCTCGGCAAGAAGTCGGCCCGGGCACTGCAGCGCGTGTTCAATGTCGCCCAGCGGCTCAGCGGTATTAGCGACGAGGACGTGGAAACGCTGGCAAAAAACTAGAGGCGCGCCCCGACAGGTATTTCTACTTCCAACTCGCCGAACACCTGCACATGACGGTGGCTGAACTGTTGGGGCGTATCTCCTCCCGCGAACTCACCGAATGGAGGGCCTACCTGCAGCTTGAACAAAAGGCCCGCGACAAGGCCCGGCGCAAGCTCGAACAGGAGTTCAAGAACCGACGTTAACCCAGCCCGACTCAGTGCGTTTCAGTACCGCCTCGCAGTGCCTGCACTTTACCGTCTCCATGCTGTCGTCCACCCGGTTTTCGAGCTCGCAGACCGGGCAGGTCACGGTGTCGGTTTTGATAGTCCCGATTGTGGCCCAGCAGATTAACCCCGCCAGCACCAGGGGCACACCCAGCGGCCACAACAGAAGCCACGTGAACAGCCCACCGAACATGACGAGCAGGAACCCCAGTCCGAACCGCTGTGACCTGAGCTTGCTCTGGTCGAACTGCTGCATGTTGCCACCTCCTGCTTTTAGCCTATTACAACCACCAGCCCGGTACAACTGCGAGGTGAGATAAACTGGCAACCGTAACGGACGTAACGGTAAACATACGCGCCAACCTCGCGGGCTTTACCCGTGGCGTACAGCAGGCCCAGCGCGACCTGGGACAACTGGAACGTACCCTCCAGCAGGGGCAGGGTGCCATGGGTGGGTTGAACATGGCCACCATCGGCTTTTCACGTACCGCCTCGGGGCTCCTGGTGCCTACCGACGCTCTCCAGCGCAACCTGAAGCAAGTGGAACGCTCTGCCGTTGGTGCGGGGCAAGGTATGCAGACGGCCAATCGACAGATGAGCGGCTTTCTGGGCAAGCTCGCCAACTTCAAGGTGGAAATGGGCCTTATCTCCGCCGGTACGGTACTGGGTGGATTGATAACCTACCCGTTCCAGCGGTTCGTGCGCTCGGCGGCTGAGCTGAGTATCGGTTTTGAATCGGCCTTTGCCGGTGTGGTCAAAACCGTGGACGCCACGGCTGAGGAGTTTGCCCAGCTCGAAGAAAACTTCCGCAACATGAGCCGGGTCATGCCGACCACCGCCGAGGAGTTTGCACGGATCGGTGAACTCGCCGGGCAGTTAGGTGTGCGCGGTGTCGAGAATATCACCGCGTTCAGTGACGTGGTAGCCAAGCTCGGTGAGACCACCAACCTGTCGATTGAGCAGGGTTCGACAGCACTCGCCCGTTTCGCCAATATCATGCAAATGCCCATGACCGAGGCCGATAAGCTGGGCTCCACTATCGTCGATTTGGGCAACAAAATGGCCACCACCGAGGCCGAGATAACCGAATTCGCACTCCGTATCGCCGGTGCCGGTAAGACCGTCGGATTAACGGAGGCCGACGTGCTGGCCTTCGGGGCGACACTGAGCTCAGTCGGTATCTACGCTCAGGCAGGCGGTACCGCCATCTCGCGGGTACTGATACACCTCGCCCAGGCCGCAGCCACGGGCGGTGAAAAGCTTGAACTGTTTGCGGCAGTGGCCGGGAAATCAGCACAGGGCTTCAAGCAGGCCTTTGCGCAGGACGCGGCCCGGGCCACGGCAGACTTCATTACCGGACTCAAGGAT